TTCTCAAATAACTTTTCATAGTAGTCTTTTACTCAGGTCTTTTCAAGATAATGCTTATATCGCAATAGGTGATACAGGCGACTCGAATACTTGGGTCACATTATCAGACCCATCCACAACAACGAAAGTATCTATCTTAAGGGTACGCAGTGCTGATCTCTCAGTAGAGTGGGATTTTAGGGACGATGGTTCTTTCTATATCACAGGTCTTGGAGACGATGATACAGAGGACCATGTTCTTGCTATCGACGATAGTACAGGTTTAGTTACAAAAAGATCAGTTGCTTCGCTCGGTGGTAGTTCTAGTCCGTGGCAGGTAAACACAAATGTTATAACTCCTGCTGTTTCAGGAGATGATGTTCGACTTGCAACCACTGAGCAGTTACAGTTTGTAGATGCAAATAGTTATATCTACGGTTCTGCTGCGAATACCATACAAATTGTAACAAACTCTACAGTAGTTGCAACATTTAATGGTTCCGGAGATATTGTTACAGGAGGTTCGCTTTATCCTGCTACTGGTGATGTGGAAATATTAGGTTCATCAGGTTCATATTGGGCAGAAGTATTTGCCAATAAATATAGTGTTGACGGTTATGCAGATATTGAATCTGCATCTCTACAGCTTACATTCAAAGTGAATGCAGGGACTGTAATGGTACTCAATAGGGGTGCTACTCCTGATGTGACTATCAGTGCTAGATTGTATTTTAATGATTCTAATACTCAAATTTATGAGGATGGTTCTAGTAATCTCACCTTCACGGATGCAGTAACAGGAACTAAAACTTTAGCAGAATTAGCAGGTGGTGGTTCATCTCCTTGGACCAGTGATACCAACGGTATAACTTATTCTGCTGGTAACGTAGGTATTGGAGAAGCTTCCAATGCATCATACGCACTTACAGTAGATGGAGGTATCAGAAGTAAAGGTGCTAATGTTGCCATGTATTCAAGTGATGCACTTGATCTTGATACAAGACTTACGTTTAATGTAGCATCTGGTAGTCTTTTCACTTTTTACTACTATGATGAGGGAGATACCCAATTTGAAGATATGAGAATTGGTAGTAATACTTCAAATAAGGGTATTTATTATGATGCTAGTCTTGAGCGAGTTGGTATCAATAAAGATGCTCCTGAATATGATCTGGATGTTGATGGTGGTATGCAAGTAGGATCAGGTAGTTCAGTTGGTACTTTTTATCTTGATCGTTCGGGTGCAACTTATCCAATGTACATGCAGCATAATTCTACTAATTGGATATTTGGACAGTATACGACTCAGTACATGAAATTTACATCTACTTATAACTATTCATCTAAAGAATGGTTATTTGGAAATACTGAGACTTTTGGTTCATCAATCGGTGATTATCGGGTACAAATTGCTGATATTACTACAGAAGATTATCCACATTTAATATTGCTTGGTAATAGAACTACGGACGCTGCTCACGGAGAACTGTCATTTCTTAATCAAGCATCAACCGAAACTAGCAAAAGAGGTGTTGTAATAAGAGCTTCTAGAGATGGTAATAATACCTCTAGTATGCTTGAATTATTCACAATCGAAAGTACTGGTCCCACTTTCCATAAAGCTCAAATGAATAGTATAGGAAATTGGGGTATTAATGGTAATGCAAGTACTGCAACTGATATTAACCTTAAAACTTATAGAAGTACAGGTCAGATTATATGTGAAATAGGTAGGTCATCTGCTTGGACGTATAACAATGCAGGTAATACTTTGGTTACTGAAGGTATGATCTTCAGACCTTCGTCTTATCAGACAAGCGATTATTGTAATTTCTATACTTACATTAACTCATACGGTGGAGTTCAATTTAGACGAGGAACATCTTTTAGTGACTTAAGAGTAGGCTATACTCAAATGTTATATTATATCGGTAGTACATCATCTGCTACTTTACGTTATTCTTGGTCATCAACTCAGACGTGGTTCTATGGGTCAAGTCAGGCATACATGTATATTGATGCTGCAACTTCCAACGCTAGTATTTATTTACAAGCAGCCAGTACGTCTGATGCAGCGATATATTTCAGACAAGATACAAGTACCAGATTTATAATAGGATATGACGATACTACCAATGTATTTCAGATTCATAGTAGTCCTTCATTTACTACCTCTCTAGCAACTGTTGACTTTGCTGTTACTACTTCAGGTTCTTTGTATGCAGGTAATCTCTCGAATATAGATCAATCTACTTATCTTAAGCATAATACCAGTTCTGGTCTTATAAGTTATAATACTTCTTCTGATTTACGCCTTAAAACAAATATTGAAGAATATCAACCTGATTCACTTGGATGGATAGTAAATCAGAGGCTTATCAAATTTGATAGAAAAGATGGATCATGTTATGGTGAGATAGGTTGGGATGGTACTCAGATGTCTAAGATAATGCCTTCTTTGACTTTCAAGGATAAGAAAGGCTATTGGAATATCAAGGAAACCAAGTTCCCTGTACATTTTCACAGGGCTATTCAACAGCTTCATGCTATTGATCAAGGACATGAAGATAGAATAGGGAAACTTGAGAAAAAAGTCAGAACTTTACGTAGCGAAATCACAGCATTAAAAAAACAACTAAAATCATAAATTATGGCAAACATCACAATTAACATTCCGGATGATAAGCTACCTTGGGTAGTAGACGGATTCGCTAAAAGGTTTAACTATCAAGAACAGGTTCCAAATCCTGATTTTGATCCGGAGCAACCTGAAGACCCTGTTACCAACCCTTTAATGATTGATAATCCTGAAGGTAAAGCAGCATTCGCTAAGAAGATGCTTATTCACATGATTAAACATGAAGCACTCAAAGGACATAATCGTGAAAGTTTGGCAGAAGATCAGGCTGAAGCTGATACTGTAATACTATCTTAATTTAAAAACTATGCAAGCGGACGTAACAATTCCTGAAAAGACGAAAACTCAGAGAGTTATTCAGATAGTAGTAGCTCCTCCTAGTAAGATAGTAGAAGTACTTGTTGAAAGTCCTGATGGTGTTCAGACCTTTCAAGTAGATATTTCTGATCTATGGTCAGGAGCAACTACTACTCAACAGAATACTATTAAAGCCTTCTTTAAACGTGTAGGAGCTTTGGCTTTGGACATGAAGAACGAAGCTGATGGAGTAGATGTAACAGAATCAGATGTAAGTGGAGACATTTTTGAAGACTAAAATTTTTTAAACTATGGCAGCTACACCTACTGAAATAAACGCTTATCTGTATAACATCAGAACAGCATTCGTAGAGTACGGCAATAATCTTGCTAATGCTCAGAGACTTGGAAGAACAGACCTCTTATGCTATGATATGAAATTTAGGGTTCTTAAATATCTTGTTCGTATCTTAGTAGACTACTTTGATAGTGATGACTATCAAAATGTAAATTTTTTCACGCCCGAAGAAGCGAGAGATGTGGCGCAGCACATCAATAATATCTGCGGAACTAATTACATGGTTGATTTTTAATAATTTAAAAGAAGAAGAATTATGTTACTTAACGTGCATGAAAGGCTAACACTGGTGAATTTGCTTCCTGAAAAAGGAAACTTTACAACAATGAAGACTATCGAAGCAATGAAAGATTTGCTTTACCCTTCTGAAGAAGAAACAAAGAAGTATGGTATTGAGCAGAAAGGTAACAACATCTCATGGAATGCAGAAGGCAACAAGGAAATTGAGATCAAACTTACCAAAGCTCACAAAGATTTAATCACAAAAGCTTTGGAAGACTTGGATGAGAAAGAAGAACTTACAATGGCTCATTACCAAGTCTTTAAGAAGTTTAAAAAGTAAGAGCGAATGTACAACGTAACACTTAACCAGATCGCATACAGTATCCTTGAATCTGTCAGAGGTAAGCTCACAGACGATGACAATATCTCTATTGATCAGGTTAAGGATATGGTACACAGCACTAGAGCAAGGCTCCTGAAGCAGAAGTTTGACAAAAATCTAAGAGTAATAGATGATGTCTTTACTCAGTCTTTGGGAGCCTTGGAAATTGAACCGGTTGATTCATCGGTTCACCCTACTATCAGAGCTGGTCGATATATGTACAGAACGGTACTTGAGATTCCTGAGACAATAGATAGAAGGAATTACGAAGGTACTTTTACACGTATTGGACCTGCTGATCAGCTTGCAACCAAGTGGAATCTAGTTAGTTATGACAGAGCCTTGTACTCCGGAAACGGAAGATTTAACGGGGCTTTGATTTTTTGTTTTCTTAGGGATAACAGGATACATCTAATTAGCGGTGATAGATACCACAAAGGAGTTCAATACATTGATGTTGAAGGTGTGTTTCAGAACCCTACTCAAGTTGCAATGTTTACAGATGTTGAAGGTAACTCTCTATATTCTGATGATGGTCGTTATCCAATCAGCAGAGCTATGAGAGATGACATCGAGAATATAATCATCAAGGAACGTATCGCACCACAAAGTTCTGTACCGAGTGATGTGATCAATGATGCAACTGACACTTTAGATGCAGCAGAAGCAAGGGATTAGAGATATCTATAGGTTCTATCGGAAGACCTCTGATAAATCTGTCGATTTTCACACGTTTAAGCGTGTTTGGGAGACTTTCATAGAACAAGTGATACAAGGTATCATCTTAGATGGTAAGGACTTTTCTATGCCTTCTTTGGGAAGTGTCGGTATCAGGAAGCAGAAGGTAATTGTTGCATTAACTCCGGACGGTGACATTGATAAAAGATATTTAAGACCGGATTGGGATGCGACGAAGAAATTGTGGGCTAGAGACCCTGAAGCTAAGAAAAGGAAACAACTTGTATACCACTTGAATAAACATTTCAATGGATACAATTGCAAATGGTTTTGGGACAAGTCAACTTGCTCAGTACCAAATAATACAGCTTATTCTCTGACAATGACCAGAGCGCATAAACGAGCTTTATCAGCAGCTATTCGGGATGAGAATATTGAAGTCGATTATTACGAACAGAAACCTAAAGTAAGGAGAAGCTATGAGCGAGAGAATTAACATTGCTAAAGAAACGCTGAAAGACGGTACTGAGAGTATCACCTACAGCAAATCTTGGGAAAAGAACGGTATGAGTTGCCGTAAGGAAGTCCGCAAGGTTGAAGGAGGCTATATTGTAACCATTTCAAAGCATGGTAAACCTACTGACCAAGGAGAGGATGCTGAATGGATTGATGAACGCAGAGAGTTCGTTACCACTGAGAATCCCTTTGAGGAGGCTATGGAGGAGAAGAAAGAAGAAGAGAAAGAAGAACAGAAAATGTTCAAGTTTATTGATATGCCTAATTTAATGTAAAAACAACAACGATGAGCTTAACAGGCAAAACTGTTGATGTAAGTTACATTATTGAACGTGTCTATCGAGATTACGGATTTGATCTTGAAGTAAAATTCGATGAAGTAGTAGAATGGATATGGGATGTGATGTCACTGATCGGTGCGCCTCAACCTCTGGTTGATAAGGTCACTGATGGAAGTGAACATATGCCCCAACCAATCGAGATAGTTAATTTTCGTGGAGAGTTGCCATGTGATGTACATTCAATTTTCCTAGCAAGAGACTATGAATCTAAACTACCAATGGTCTGTAAGCAAAGCTCTTATTTAAGAGATATGGATCAGATATATCAGAGAGAGTCCCAATACAGCTACACGCTTAATAATAACTACATCTTCACATCCTTTGAGGAAGGACAGGTAGAACTGCATTATCGAGCATTTCCTACTAGCGCATTAGGGATGCCTCTCGTGCCTGATGATATTAAGTTCATCATGGCTGTACAGGCGTTCATAGCTGAACGAATAGGATTCAGACTCTATATGCAGGATCACATGGCAGAAAGAAAGTATGAGAAACTTCTGCAAGATCGACATTGGTATATAGGTGCTGCTGGAACAAAAGCACACATACCTTCTATTGATGAAATGGAATCTATTAAAAACAGGTTCTTAAGATTGAGGATTCATCCCGATCTTCATAACACTTCGTTCATATATTCTGCTGATAGCGAGAGACTTATACTTCATAATAATCTTGGACGTTAAGTGTTATTCAAGAAATTTTGTAATATAAGGAGAAAAAGGATGGCTATAATTACGAATGAGTTCGCATCAGGGATGGACCAAGATTCATCCAAGAACAAATATGATAATAAGCATTATTATGATGCTGAGAATGTTCGCATACTTACTCAGGATGGAGTAACCAGTGGTGCGCTTGAGGATATGATGGGAACCATTGAACGTCTTGATATTGATTCTGGTGGTGCGTTATTCATCGTAGGTCATTGTATTCTCAGGGATAATATTATCATCTTCGCTACAAGAAATCCTTTTGATTCACATGCTGGTTCATACACAGATTACATCTTAAGAATTCCAATAGAAGATATTGAAAATCTTACAGGAACTAATGTTAAAACTATCAGTCTCAACTATGTCCATGATCCCTCTCCGGGAAATGTTATTTATAGCGGACAATTATCATTTTCAAAAGGAAGTCCTATAGCTGCTATACCAAGATGGGAGACTGAAAATATTCAGAAAGTTTATTGGGTTGATGGATACAATCCATTCAGATATCTGAATACTGTTTATAATGAGGATACCAATGATCTTGCAAACCTTCCTGAAGACAGACTTGAGGTAACAGGAAATATTGAACTAAGTATACCTGAGTTAGATGATATTGGAACAGGGAGTTTAAGAGCAGGTAGAGTTCAATATGCTTATCAACTTTATACATTAAACGGATCAGAAACAGTTTTTAGTCCTTTTAGTCCACTATATGATATTTATGGATCATCGACTAATGCACCTAATGATGTTTCGGTCAGAGGTTCTGAAATAGATGAAGACACAGGAAAATCTTTTAAAATTTTAATAGATATTCCTTCTTTACAATACACTAGAATTCGTGTTATTGCTATGCAGTGGACTACCTTAGCGGGTGATCCAGAAATAAGGATTATTGACGAAGCTGATATTGATCCTGCTGGTGGAGAGATAAGTGTCTTTGATAGTGGTCAGAGTCTTGGTTCTTATACGCTTGAAGAAGTAAGATTACTCCAAACTACATTTGCAATTCCTAGTGTAATAGAAACAAAAGATAATTTTTTATTTACAGGAGACATAAAACTTCAGAGCTTTGATGTAGATTTTGATGCAAGAGCATATCGTTTTTGTGGATCATCTTCTGTATCAACAAATTATAATTATAATAGGATTGCTAGTATTCCTCAGAGAGGTTATGCTTTTGTAGGCGAAGAAGGATCACTTGAAGGATATACTATACGAGCAAGTGACAAAGCAACTTTTTATGGTGTTAAAGGTCTTACAGGAACTTTGATTGGAGATTGGACTGATATTCCTGAAGATGCTGATTGTATTTGTGAATTTAACAGACTTAGTGTTCAGAATCATTACAACAGATATATGTATCAAAGTGATGGTGCAACTGTTGGAGGAGAAGGACCTAATGTAAGTTATACGTTCAGTACTTTGGATATTGAGCCTGATGAAAGTCGTTCAGGTGTAGCAACTTCTTACGATTTTTGGGCTGATAACAGTAGTTCAAATAATCCATCTAATGAGTCTTACGCAGCATATTCAAGTCCTTGGAACGCTGGTGAATTTTTAGGTTATCACAGAGATGAGATTTACCGATTTGGAATTGTTTTCTTTGATGATAAAGGAAGATCATCTTTTGTAAAATGGATTGGAGACATCCGAATGCCTTCCCATAGTACTGAGACAGCTAACGGTGTCTATTCATTCAGATATACAAATGATTTTAGTGGTGGTAGAGCAGAACTTCTTAGGGTTAACTTTGATGTAGATATTTCTAGTATTAGTGATCAGATTGCTAGTTATCAAATTGTTAGAGTAGTAAGAGAATCTACTGATAGAACTGTTCTTGCTCAAGGAATAGCTAATCATCCCGGAGATGATTCCAATGGAAGATGTCATGTTGGTTGGTCAGATACTACGAAAAGCGGATCAGGAGCAACTGGAAATGACAGACTTCTATATCAGTATCATTCTCCTGAAATATCTTTTAATAAAAATCTTGAGCTTAAAGCAAATGATTTTGTTCAGGTTGTAGGTATTGCAGGTACAGGTTCAAATAGTTTTGGTGAAGCTAGTGCTACAGGAACTCTTAACAATCTGTTTAAATACACAAACTGGAATCCCCTTGATAATCCTCAAAGGGACGGTGATAGCTATGGTGCAGTACAGGGAGATGAATTTTATGACGATAATTTTAGTGATGTTGAGCTTTTCAGACTTGTAAAACAAACCGATCTCGATTTTAGTTTAGGAGGGTTCTTTGAATATAGTAATAAGAATGATGATCTTAAGACCACTAAAGGAATATTTGCTCTTATCAAACCGGAGAATGACACTTTTGATGCAAGATTGATTGATTATGATGCTGGAATTAGGTTGATAAATTACAGAAGAGATTTGTACGGAACTCAATACGGTGGTCATAGTTATACTTCAAGAGCTAATAATCAATATGTTGCAGCAAGTACTATATATGATAAAACAGACGTAAGTACTAAAAGAGTTTGTGGTGGTGATACCTTTATAGGAATGTTCGACTGTTTGTATAATACAGGTACAAACGAAGAAGCTCGACCTGTTGGTGAAGACCCTGATGTTCTTGTTTTCATAGTCGAGACAAGCATAAATCTTGCTCTTAGAATAGATGACGGATATTGTAGACAACGGTTTACAGGTGACGAAATGCAATTTCTACATGATGAAGCAGGTATTTATGCTGATGACAATATCGAATCAGGCACTCCAAGTTTTATCTTATATCAAGATGAAGACTTGTATCGCTATAATACTGTCTATTCAAAAACCAACACAGCAAAAATCTTTGTTCCTAAACCTTTTGATTGGGTAGCACTTGAGGATTTTGATACACGGGTTTATGCTTCTGATCAGAAGATTAACGGTGAGATTGCAGATAGCTGGTTAAAATTCAGAACGGATTCCTTTATCGAACTCGATCCTCAGTATGGACCTGTAACAGCACTTAAGAAAGTTAATACAAGACTTGTTTTCTTTCAACCTCAAGCCTTTGGTACTATCTCAGTAAATGAAAGAGCATTGCTACAAACTGCAACACAAGCTCAGTTGAGCCTTGGTGTAGGTGATGTTCTGGAACGTTACGATTATGCGAAGACAGATGTAGGTTGTTCTCATTGGAGACATTTGGTTCTTACACCTAATGCTTTGTATTGGGTTGATGCAATCAATCAATCTATGTTTATGTTTACCAAAGGACCAGAGGAAATTTCTATAATGAAAGGACTTCATTCTTGGTTCAATGATAATATTGTGGAGCGAAAGGATATGAGTACAACGCTTGGTGAGTCAATGCACCTATTCTATGATCCTGAGTTCCGTGAAGTCTATGTAGTTGATAATAACAGTAATTGGGGTTTAATCTGGAATGAGCTTACAAACGGATTTGTATGTCGTACTGATAATCAACCTTGGTATGTAATCAATTATCTTGAGAAGGTACTTGGTACTACTAACCTTAGACAATTCCATAGGCACAATGATTTTGCAGGAAGTCGTGGTCACATTTACGGCTCGTATAGAGAAATAAGTCTAACACTTCTTATTAACCCTTCTCAACACGATATAGCAATATTCAACAACTTTGAGTGGTTAACCGAATGTTTTGACGATGACTTTGCACTCGGACTTATAGATCAACGCCTTACTTGGCAAGAATTAAGAATGTGGAATGATTATCAACATACGGGAATAATCCCTCTTGTTGTCGGAGATAACGTCAAACGTAGAATGAGAAAGTGGAGATTTACTATTCCAAGAGCAAGATTTGCAAGGAACGGATTTTCATCTTTACCTGATAGTGAACGTTATGCACGTATGCGTGATACTCATATGTTTGCTAGGTTTAGTTATACGAATGATACTGCTGATCAGAAGTTCACTATACATGATATTCTAACATCTGTTACTATATCTAATACCTAGTATTAGAAAGTTTTGGGTGTAATAGTTGAGTTCTTCTAAATACTTGAGTAATTTTACAAAAGGACATAATAAAAAATGTTATGGCAAAGTCAGGAATTCATATAAAGCCTTCTAAAAGAGGAACTTTTACTGCTGCTGCTAAAAGACATGGCAAAAGTGTTCAGGGCTTTGCTAGTCAGGTTCTAGCCAATAAAGGAAATTATAGTCCTGCTATGGTTAAGAAAGCTAACTTCGCTCGTAATGCTTCCAAGTGGAAAAAAGAATTTGGAGGTTTTATTGACAATCAGCTTGGAGCAGAACTTATAGATACTCCTGTTGGAATGTTTCAATATGGTGGAGAACTTCCTTCAAAAGGAAAGGCTACTCAAGGTGGACTTGCTGCTAAAGCTAAACAACTTACTCCAAAAGATTATAACGAAGATGCGCTTAGACTTGGTATTGATGTAGAATATGAACATACCAATAATAAAGCACTTGCAATGAAGATCGCTATGGATCATTTGCAAGAGGACCCAAATTATTACACTCAACTTCCTGATCCTGATAAAGCTGCACAGCAAGGTGCTGCTATGGAGGCTTTGGGAATGAAAAGAATGGGAGGAAATCTACCTGTATATAAGTGTGGTGGTAGAATGCGTGAGGATGGTGGAATGCTACCTATGTATCAGTGGGGTGGAACTTTTGGAAAAGGATCAAACGCAGTAAATCTCAATACCTCAATGCTTGCTGAGAGACACGAAGACCTTAAAAATCTCAAGTATCTCGATCTTCCTGACACTGATTGGGGAAGCCTTGCAATGAATATAGGTGGTGCTGCTCTTAGTGCATACGGTGGAGCAGGTGGAACTTTCGGAGGAAGGATTGGAGAAGGAGCGTCAGGAGCATTTGCAAACATTGGTTCTTCAGATATCGCAGGTTTGGGAAGTGCTATGATGGGAGCAGGAGCAAAAGGACTTGCAGGTGCTAACGTTGTAGGTGGACCTAGTACTCTTGATTATGCAATTACTTCAGGTGCTTTATCAGGTATGGTCGGTGGTCAGCAACTCAGTAATCAATCAGGTATTGGTTATGGTGATGGAAAGGTAACTCTTCAGGACTATCTGAAGATGAAGAAGATGAAAGAGTTAGAAGAACAAGGTCAACTTGAAGATGGAGGACAGATTCCGCAAGAATCACCTTGGATAAACATCAGTAGTCAAGAAGATTACGACAGTTTATTTGGACAGATGATAGATGAGGAGAAAGAAGGATATCTTCCTGTCTATCAAGAAGGTGGACAATTACTTGGTTATCTTCCTGAATACGGTTTTGGATCATGGCTCGGAGACAATGCGGGAAAAATTCTTAAAGGAGTAGGTGGAGTTGTCTCAGTTATTCCGGGATTTGGACAGATTGCTGGACCTATTCTTATCGGTGCAGGAGCAGCTACAGATGCAATTGTAGGTCATGTTCGTAAAAAGAGGGCTGAAGAAGAACTCGAAACTGCTGAACAAAGAGAAGAAAAAATGGCAGGTATGCGTGATGATGCAGAAAGATATCGTGCTGACTTTGATGCAAGTAAAAATATTTCTTACGGAGCTACATTTGAGATGGGAGGAGGATTGATGGAACAGATGTCTAGAAGCATTCAGGCTCCTATGATTACAGAATACAGCTCTGGATCGAACAGTCATCAGGAAGGAGTAGGTGGAGTTCCTGTAGACGCTAAAGGAAATCCTGCAACAGTTAGTAGACAGTCTGCTGTAGGTCTTACTGAAAGAGGTGAGGTTACATGGAACGGATATGTATTTAGTGACAAGTTAACAACATAGATCATGGCTAAAAAACAGACATACGCTGATCGTGCAAAGGCTATTATGAATAAATACAAGCCTCGTCTTGGAGAAAAGTTTGACAAGGGAGACACACTCGCTTTGGAAGCTATGAACCAAGAGCTTACTGCTTTACAACAAGAACAGGAGCAAGCACGACTTGCTGAACAGGAAGCTGAAGCAGCTTTCCAAGATGAAGCAGTTCAGACTTTTCAGAACGGTGGTAAACTGACCAAAAAGCAAAAGAGTACTCTTTCAGTTCTTCTTGCCAATAAAAATACTCCGTTTGTTCAGAATATGCTTTCAGGAGTTGATCAACGAATGGATGTAGGAACAAATGAACTTGGTCAACCTGCTGTCTTTCCTCGAAGATTTCCCGGTAGTGAGGAACCGAAGATGCAGAATCAAAGTATGCTTAGAGCCAGAGGACAAGAACCTGCTAATTATATTCCTTTCGGGGATATGAAATCAGCTCGTAAATTTAAAAGAAACGTTCCTAGAGTTCTTAATAAACTTGAAGATCAACCTATCTTCGGTAAAGGTGGTTATGTATACGCTAACGGTGGTGGTCTTTTTACTCCTAAAGGTGGTCAGAATTTTTCAGAGCTTCCTGACAGATTTGGTGAAACAACTACAGCTATGGCTCTGTCTAGAGAAACACCTTTTATTAGTAGTTTAACTGAAGGTCAGCGTGTTCCGTTAGCAAGAGGAGTATTTAATACACAAGATGTTGTGTATCCTGCAAACCTTAGTCTTGAAGAAGCAGCTATGAATAGGAACTTTGTTCCTTTTGGAACTGAGAAATCTGCTCGTAAGTTTGTTCGTCAAGCACCTAGAGTTGCTGACAGAGTTGGCACAAAAAGATTTTCTGGTAGTGAGCGTCCTAATTTTTACGGTGGCGCACCGGTATCAGGACCGTCAAATGTAAATCTACAAATGGCAGGTCCTATGGGTTATGCTATGGGTGGATTACTTCCCATGTATCAAGATGGTGGTGAAACATGGAATTTTAATACAGGACAAGGAGTTTTTAATGCTCCTCAACTTACTCCTTCACTTAATTATTTTGATCCTGCCACAGGCTCATATTCTCGTATTCCTGCTGGACAACAGCAACCGGGAGGTGGAGTAAGTTTTCAAGATAGAAATTTAATGGCTGCAAATAGAGATTTTCTTGGTCTTGCAGCAGCTAACACATCTCCTGTCAATCTTGATTATACAGTACCTACTTCACTCGGAGGATATCAAGCACAAATGGGTGGAATTACTCCTGCTACAACTCCTCCCCCTGTTACTGGTGGTAACACGGATGAACTGTTCAGATTTCGTGCGCCTTGGTGGGGAGCAGCAGCTACAGGAGTTGGAGCATTGCTTGCTAACAGACAACTAGATATTCCTGGTGGTATGGAAGGAGTAGAAGATGTCAGAGGACAAGAAGTAATGCCTCGTCTTGTTGATTATAGTAGAGGTCGTGAACAGACAATGCGTGAACGTGATTTAGCTCAGGGTATGGTTCGTCGTGCTGCTAAAGCAAGAGGAAGTCAACAAGGTGTAACTCAAAGCACTATTGCAGGAGCTACTGCCACTCAAAGAGGAGCAGGTGAAGCATTTAACAAAAGTCTGGAAGGTGAAGCGAATGAGAATGCTCGGATCAGAAATCAGGCTGCTCAGTTCAATGCAATGCAGAGGGCAAGAGCTGGTGAAACAAATCTCAGAAATGCAATGCTGAGAAGTCAGTATGAACGTGAGAATGCTCTTATCAATGCTCAACGTAGAGATCAACAGATTTCTGGTGTACTCGGTGCTGTCACTGGTTACGGAAGAGACTTAATGGCTGCTGACAGAGATACTGGAATGCTACATTTGGCAACACCTGATAACTATAGAATGTTAGCAAGTCCGGATCAAAATACCTTGTTTAGAAGGAGATTTGGACTAAGTGATATTCCTTACAGGCAGTTTGTAGATACAGGTGATAAATTGCAAGACAAATAAAATATAAGATCATGGCTAACGGATACGGGGTTCGTCCAAGAGGATATGATGGATACGGTGGAGGATACCGTTCTACTTATCAATATAGACCGCAACAATCTGCTGCTGTTCAATATCAATCATTTTATGATCCTGTTCCTGTAGATTTTCTTACTCAGAATATGGCACAGCATCAGCAAAGATACGATCAGGCTTTTGCAGGTGCATTAGCTGCTAAAGAAGCTGCTCTCCAAGAAGAAATTGCACTTGACGATCAAATCTACCGTAATGAATTGATAGGCAAGTCTATGCAAGATATGGACAAAGTTGCTCAAGAAAAGTATGGTGGTGACTATGGTCGTGCTGCAAAAGAAATAGCACGTAAGGTTACAGAACTTCGTTCTGATCCTTTCTGGCAAAGTTCTAAGTATCTTAAAGAACAGCAGGTGGCACAGCAAAAATTTATGCTTGAGAATCCTAACGCACATCTTTACACAGATGTCTCAAAGATCGGAGCAGCAAATGTTGATCCTGAAACCGGAGAGTTCTTAGGAATTAGAAGTCCTGAAGAACTTACTTTTGAAGCTCAGAAGAAAGGTGATTGGCAGAAAAGTGTTGAAATGCAATTCGCTGACATCAATCCGGATACTATTGCTCAAACTCTCGCTGATATTGGCATCGAAGGTTATAAAGGGATTAAACATATCAGACAAATCAAACCGGAAGACCTCGATACTCTTTTGAGAGAAAGACCTCAAATGGTTATGGCCTTCATGGAAAACAACCCTGATTTTGTTAATTCTAAGAGTCGTCTTGAGGGACTTACTTCAGATGAAATTTTCAATGAAGCTAAGAATTATATCATCGGTAATATCTCTGACAAGCCTTTCCGTGAAGAGAAACTTCAAGCTGTTAAAGATTGGGTTCTCGAAGATGAGATGGCAAGAGCAAGAGCAGGAAACCCTGCTGACGGTATTGTTTTAGGTAATGCAAGTGAGTTTGTAGAACTCATGGTTACTAATCCTAATAAGGTTGCAAGGAATCTTAAGCAGACTAAGAGTGAGCTTAATAAAATGGCTGATGGTCCTCAAAAGAAAGCTTTACAAGCACAGTATGATAGAGATGTTGCAAACCGTGAGTTCTTGATTAACAGTGTACAAACATCTCCTTATGCTGTTGATTTTGATAGTTATTATGAAGATTATTCAAAATTTGTAGATGAAGGTCGTGCTGCTGAAGGACATAAGAAACTTTCACGAGAAGAATTTGAAGATGAGGTATTTAATTCTGTAAGAGAAGGAAGAGAATCCGGTACTATAAAAGGTAAAGGAAGTTATCAAACTCCTTACGGTGGTGGAAATATATCAGACAATTCTATGCAACAAGCAAGTCTTGCTCTGATAAAAGGTTTGAAAAAACTTACCGATGATGGTAAAATATCAGTTAATGTAAATGTTCTTGGTGGAGAAACCGGAAGACAAGATGTTGATACTCATGTAGGTAGAATGAATAATGAGCTTACAGACTTCTGGAAAAGAAGTAACACTAGCTTTAGCGTTCCATACAGTGACATGCAAATAGGTGATATTCTTGAGAACGATAAGCGTTATAACGGTAAGAAAAGAAATACTCTACCAAGAGACCCAACCAAAGATCAGGTTCTTATTACTGACGGTACAATGGCAGCAAAGCCTGTATATCAGCTTAATCTTTATGATGAGAATGGTAAGCATCTCGGCTCTGAATTTATAAATCCGGATAACCCAACTATTGCAATGGGAAATGCAATGAACTCAGCTACAGAGATGCTTTCTAGTGGTGATCCCGTTAAGCAGAAGATTGGTATCAACATGTTGAATAATCATGTCTTCGGACCTGCTATTCAAGCTGCTGAGATACATAAAAATCCCCAAGGTGGATTTGGTGTCGCATTTGCAGGAAGTGAGATTAAGTATGAAAGAGTTCCCGGTCAGGTAGATGCTGGATATAATCTCTATATCGAAGGTCCTAACGGAGAAAAAGATTACTTTGAGGATGAAAATGGTAACATTTACAACCCAAAAACTGAAAGAGAAATTCAGCAAATACTTATAGGTGCTACTCTAGCAGAGCAACAAAATCCTTAACTATGCCTATTATACCAATTTATAATCAGGAACAAGGGGGTATTGATCCTGCCACTGGACTTACGCCTACTTCTAGAACCAGAAGAAAACCTGTAATACCAACTAACCTTGTTATGCCTGTACCGGAAGGACAGGAAAGTACGGCACTAGGTTATGGTGCTAGTGAGTATGAGAAGTATGTTCCCGGTGGTTCTGTGTTTATCAATGAAGGACTTCAAGATGCTAGAGCGCACGGTCAAGCTACTCTTGAAAAGTGGGGAAGAGGTATAACTAAATTTGCAGGTAAGACCGGTACTGCTGTTCTTGGTGGTACTGTTGGTGCTATTGTTGGGATTCCAGCAGCGATTGCAGATGGTTCATTCAACTCTATGTACGACAATACTTTTCAAGGTTGGATGGATCAGTTGAATGAAGGAATGGATAAACATCTTGCAAACTATTATACTAAAGAGGAACAAGAAGCAGGATTTTTAGAAAGTCTTGGATCAGCAAACTTTTGGGCGAATGATGTTCTTGGCGGTCTTTCTTTTACCGCAGGTGCAGTACTTAGTGAGATGGTATGGTCAGCTACAGGTGCAGGAATAGCAGGTGCGCCAGCTCGTCTTGCAAGGGCTGGAAGGTATATGAAGAATATCGACAAAGGGGTAGATGCTATAAAACAAATCAAAAATGTTTCAAGAGTTACAAAAGTTGGTGATGTTGGTCGTGTAGCTCGTCAAATGTATACTGGTGCAGGATATGAAGCAGGTGTTGAAGCTCGTCATCATAAGAAAGAGCTTATGGACAAGCTTATGGAAGAGTGGAGAGCTAATAATCCCGGTAAAGAACCTTCGACAGAAGACATTATTCGCATGAATGATATGGCAACTACTTCTGCAAATGGAGTGTTTGCTGCAAACGGATTTATTGTTGGAATGTCTAATATGATTGCGCTTCCAAGAATTTTTGGTCCCGGAATCAACAGTCAAATTAAAGGATTTTCCCGAATTTCAAAGCAGTTAGAAGATGTCGGAGATGCTTGGAAAGTAGCATTTACACCTGCTTACAAGGATGCTTCTACTCTTGCAAAGATTGCTAGTGCATCTTATGTAACGCTCAAGAATCCTTTTGTTGAAGGTGTGTGGGAAGAAGGTATGCAGGGTGTTGCTAACAATACTATGCTTGATTATACCACAAAGAAATATAATCCTAATGCAAGTAATTCTGTAGCAAATCTTGCTGAATCTTTTGGTGAAGGTCTTGCAGAAACTTATGGTGGAAAAGAAGGTTGGAAAGAGATCGGGATTGGTATGATCATAGGTAGTATTGGATCGCCTAATTTGAGAGCATTTAAACGTGATCGAGAAACAGGAAGGATTATAAAACAGGCTGATCAACCGGGATGGACAGGTGGTATTCCGGGAGAAATTCAAGAGAGGAGAAAAAGGAGAGAAGAAGCTGAGACCCGTGCAACAGCAGCTAATAATGCTACAAAGGACATCTTGTTTGATTATACTGAACAGTATGTTAAAGATAATCCTGAAGCTGTCGCTGCATCCAGAAAGGCAACTGAACATCTTATTCGTCAAGCTTACTTAAACGAAGAGATGGATAAGGCCATTGCCGAAGAAAACACACATGAGGCAAAAAATGTTGAATCTGATATGATTCATAGTTATATCATGTCTCGCATCGACGCTGGATATGGTTACGCTCTCAAAGACGAGTTTTCAAAGATGGTGGAGGATATGTCTGATGAAGAATTTGCTCAAGTTTTTGAATATGAAAGTTTACCTGAATCTGAAGTAGCAAAACGCAAAGCAGATACTCTTGAGAAATTTAATGAAAGAGTTGAACAGACTCAAAAGATTGTAAATCTTGTTGATAATGTATATCGTGCAGACCTTACTGTTCCTGAGAATAGAGATATTCGTGAATCTTTAATCTATGCTGGTGGTACTATTATAGATGTAGAAGCAAGAGAACAACAGCTTGCCAATGAAATCTCAGAGGCTACTGAAAACGAAGTTACTTACGATAGAGAGCAAAGAGGAGAACAGTATAAGGAAACGTTTCGTAAAGAGGTTATGGACGCTATCAAAGATCGTCCTGATGCTGAGAAAAATGAAGTAAAGAAAAAGATTAATGATTTAGAGAAGCTTCAAAGGCGCAGGGAACTTTTCCTCGAACAGTATAATCATCTGTTTACTGCGAAGGGACAGAAAGAATATGCTGATATTCTTAATGGTACTAGAGAAAAACAAGACCAAGCTTACTATGATGAAGTCGGTAAATATTTTGAAGGAACTGTTACTATAGTTGATGGCAATACAGGGAAACAGTATAAGAAATGGGATAAGTCTGATGGTACTTCGATTATCGAAGAGATTGATCCTGAAAATCCTGATCAGACTCTTAAAGACACTCAAGAAGTTGTCAATGTCAAATCCAGAGAATTTATTGAACGTTTCGTTCTTATTGAACCTGCAAAACCCGGAGAGAGAACTTTAGATGAAGATGAGTCTAAGAGGCTTATAAAGAGACTTAACGAGTTTAAGGACCCTGATGAACTTGCAGATTTTATCAATAATGAGATTAAACCTTTAAACCTTGCTAACATTGATCTTGTCAAGCGTGAAGCAGCTAAAATGTGGAAGAAGCTGACTGACAAGAAAATGGATACCGATGATGCTGTTCCTGTCAGGTATGTTGACAAAAAATATATTCATAAGGATTCCAAGAAAACTGTCATTGTAACCAAGGACAATGAGAAAGAGGATACTTATTATATCCACGATGTTGTAAACGGTAAGAAATCCAAAGGTCGTCAAATTACTACCAACTTAGCTAACCTTAACGAGAACTATATTTTTAAGGGAGCATGGACTGATTATACCAATCGTCTTGACAGAATAGAGAACCTTGAGAATATTATTGAATCAAAGCAAGCTCTCCTAGATAAAGAAAGAAAAGAAGGAAAGAGTTATCGTAAGCGTCTTAAAGACCTTAAGGCTGAGTACGACATGTATATGAAGAAACTCCTGCAACGTAAAGGAGATGGTCGTGCTACGAAGAAAACTATTTCTGAAACTCAGACTCTTATTGATCAAACTGTAGAGTTGATCAATGAAGTTCAGGATAAGATTGATGCTTCTGTACAAGCTCAGATTAAATTAAAGCAGGATCAGAATTTTTATGTACAGCGTTTAGCTGAAGAGGATGCTAATACTGAGAGTCTTAACCAAGCTATAAATGCAGTCGAAGATGAGATTCGTGAGAATGAAGAAATCATAGGTGCTTGGCAGAAAGTTGTTAACGAGCTTAAGAACTTGATGAATAAGCTCCTCAGGATGTTCAATGTTTCTAAGATGTGGACTCCTGATGCTGTTTCAAAGAAACTTACAGAATATCGTCATGCTGTAGAACGTGAGATTCAGAATGCACTAAAACCACCGGGAGAACGAGTGCAGCTAGGTGCTGCTATTAAAGCTCTAAGAGATAATGAGGATGTTATCAAACGGAGAGTTTCTGCAAAAAAAGGTGCAATTCAACGTGAGATCAATCGTGGTGTAGAAGCAGAAGGAGAATATTGGGTTGCTCGTGGTAAGATGGAAAGTGCTGAGAATCAGATCACTTTATTTGAACAAGCTAACGATCAGCTTTTTGAAAAACTCGATTTGCTCGAACAGGAACAAAACGCTCTGGATGAACTATACCAACGAAGGAAGAGAACTGTAGAAGGTGTTATTAATCATCCTCAGGTAAAAGAAGAAAGTAGAGCTGAGAATGAGATCGAGCAGGTCTATCAGGATAAGAATATTGATCCTCCTTCTGAAAGTACTACCAACAAAGAAGAGAGCAAGACTCTTTGGGAAAGTGCAAAACGTAAGCTTGAACATGTGTTCTCCGGTCTTACTGGAAAACATACTGATCGAGAAGGAAATTTAACTCAAGATGTTAATCAAAGAAGGTATTATCGTTGGACAAGCAAGACTGATATTAAAGGTGGAGATTACTATGTTAAGATAATCAAAGCTTTTGATGAAGATGAAGCTAAGATTATAGAAGCAGGTTATAACTTTAAAGAAGCTCTTGTTGCTGTTGTTGTTGACAAAGACGGTAATTATATAACTGAACAAGGAGTCATCAATAAGAATGAAGCTACTCCTAGTTCTATTAGAAATCTTGGTATCTGGACATCTTTTCCACTTCCTACTTACAGTACAAACGAATTTGAGAAAACATTTCGTAAGAAGCATGAGACTAAAGAAGAAGAGATAGCTTATGAACAGAAAAAACAAAATCTGATTACTGCTCATAAGGCTCTTAGAGAAAAGATTACAGATCATTTGGAGAATGACAGAGAAGTTATTTTTCAACTTGTGGATAAAGCAGCAGGTATTCCTAACGAAGATTTGCCAACTGAGGAAGGACATGATCCGGATCATATTCTAATTAGAGATTCTTTTGGTCACGATAACGTAACTCTACAGGTACAGACACTTCCTTCAATGTCTATAGGAGGAACTGTAATTACCACTTCTAAGCTAGGTCATACTTTTGTTAAGGATAACGAAACAGGAAATGTTCTCGAAACACGTTCACGAAGACTGAACGATCAGGAAATAGATGTAGTTGTAAAACTGTTTCAACTTCTTGCAAAGAATAGTACCATTGATCAAAGTGGTATGATCCATTCAGATAATGCAACTGTTCTTAAAACCTCGAACGGAACTGTTATCTACAAAAATATGTTTGAGTATCTGAGTCCTTATCTGTATTGGACCGGAGATAATTTTACCAAAGACAGTAACGGTGAGATTGTAGATGTCAATGAGAATCCGAATACTCTCTTCCATTTTCTTAGAAGACATGAGGGAGTTAGTGTAGCAGGTGGTTATCTTCAATTGGGACGCAAAGCATATCAGCTTTTTGTCAAAGATGGAGACAATGTACTTCTGAATGAAGCACTTGTGAATCAACAGGGAGAGGGAGCATTGGTAGACTTTCTCAGAAGCAAATATATCAATGTAAGTTCTCCACTACTTATAGCAAATGAAAGCTTTGAAGAAATCGTTGATGTAAATGAAGATGGTACAATTGTAACAAGACCTCACGACAGTTATCAAGAATATCTGATGGACAATGTTCTTGGAGTATCTGTACCACCTGTTACTACAGAGACTTTCCGTGATGAAGATGGAAATGAGGTTGAAGAAGAAGTTCCTCAAATGCTTAACCAGTATGCAATCTATAAAGCTACTGACGATTTTGTATCTGAGGAAACTACTGTTCCACGTAGAGAAATGCCTTCTACTACGTATGATAACTGGAAAAATTTAAAACCGGGAGATCGTATTAACATTGATGTTGTACAGGAAGGAACTAACAACACTCTTAGATCAGCAGTTCTTGAAATGCAGGATGATACGAGCTTCATCATTATCGAAGGTGAGATTCACGAAGACATGGTTAACAATATGTCTAGAATTATTAATAGTGAAGCTCCATCAAAACAGTTTGCTATACTCAATAGTGGTCTTAAGAAAGTAAGTAATGCTCAAGTTGCTATTTCTGATGTAGTTCAACCTACTGTTAAACCTGCTCCTGAAGTTAAGACTGAAGAGACTGCACCAAAAGAAGGCAGAAAGCCACGTAGATTGAGCAATAAGAAGGGTTCTAACCGTAAACTATACAGGAGTCCCACTGCGGATGAAAGAGGTGTAGAACAGCTAGAAGAAGCTGAGAAATGGTTTAAAGAACGATTTCCGAATGTTGATTTTGAAACTGTTCGACATCTTATTGATGGTAAACATCATGGACAGTTACGTGATGCTGCTGTATACATCTATGAAAATGCTGAAGTAGGTACAACTTATCATGAAGCATTTCACGTAGTAACTCAGATGTTCTTGAATCGTGCAGAACGTAGAGCATTATATCGTGAATGGAAAAGAAGAAATCCTGACAAAAGAAATTATACCAATGATCAGATAGAGGAACAGCTTGCAGAAGATTTTAGAGAATATATTCTGTTCCGTAAAGAGACTTCTAATGTAAGCCCTCGTGGTTTTCAGAAGACTCAAGAAGAACAAGATCGTGAGAATGAGCAGTTTAAGAAAGACCTTGCTGAATATGCCAGAGAAGATATTTCTCCGGAGCGTAAAGCAGAACTTGAAGAGAAGTTAGTTCAGTCTTACTATGCTGAAGGAGAGATGATCACTCATGAGGCTAAGAAGGCAAAGAGAATGGTCGAAGCTATCAAAGCTCCTCTACAAAGAAGTTTCTTTGAAAGGCTGTACGATTGGATTGTCAATATGATCTATGGAAAGCCTGAAAGTATCATAGAGATATTTGAAAATATTGAGAACAACAAATATCGTAATCAAACACCTAATCTCAGGCGTGGTAAGAGAGTAAAGCTTAATCGTACTTACGAAGGTAAGACTGAAGCATTTGGAAAGATGGTTATGGAAGGAGTGAATTACTTCTTCTTCCAAAAGCTTTTTGCTTCTAAAGAAAGTGTAAGTACCTTATTCTCAAAAGAAGATAATTCTGCTCTTGTAAATGACTTGTATGAATATGCGTATGAGGAAATTGAGAAGACTATAGGTGATCTTCAGGCAGTGCAGGACGATCCTGAGATAACTGATCAAGAGTATGACAGGCTCGATAATGTAGTTGATCAGCTATGGTTTGTTCTTGATAACTGGAATGAGACAAAGAAACTTCATCGTAATTTTCTTACTCAATACAGACTTGAATTTGTAAATATCGAAGATACTATAGGTGAGACAAACATTGCTCTCGATAATGATAATCTGATATCAAATGCAAGTATCAAAATCTCATCTAAGCTTAATGCTTCACGAAATATCAAGCTACTTGTAGGTACACTGGTTGATGTAAATAAAAACTTTGAGGAAAAAGTAAACGATCTGGAACTTGTTCAGAATGCTGATTTCGGAAGAACTTTCAATATACTTGTGAACCGTTTTGCAGGATTGAGAAGTGATAGTCAAATGCTGAATGCTATTAATAATATTGCAGCTAAAGCTCCTCAGTTATATGCTCTGATTGATCGTCTTGGATTAAATAATGAAGGTGAACATCTGTCTGAGAATCAAATGCTTGAACAAATTCAATTCGTTCAGACGTTTGCTAAGACTAAACACACTTATATGTTCGATATCACTGGTATAAACGGTAAGTTTAAGCTGGTGAACTCCAACCGATCAAGTATCAATGAGAAAGTTAAAACAGTATGGAAATCTAATGCTGAGAACAAGCGTATATATGAAGATAGGAACGGAGTACGTTACTATAAACCTTCAGTATTTGAGAAGTTAGGTCCTATTGATACTCCTCAGAAAGCTCTTAAGATGCTTAGTACGATGGGTATCAACTATACTTTTCCTAAAGAGGTAGAGTTAAAAGATGAGCTTATCAGAAAAGCAAATGGTATCTACACTCAGATCATGTCTAAGAGTGGACAGCCTTATATCTTCGATACTGAAGTTAACGTAAATGCTAAAGATGATTTAAGTACACTCATTCAATTTGAGGTAGATACAACCGTTGATTATATTGAGAATAGCCATTTAAACATCGAGAATAATCTCGTATATGATGTTGTATTAAATAGTTATCTCTCTATTGCTATCGACGATATAAGAAACTTTCCTACTCTCGAAGCATTATTTGAAGAGAATCCACATCTTGATCCTAATAACAATATCTACACGCAGAATTCATATCTTCTGCAACCGGGAGGACCACTTTATAAAAAGAATGGTGAGTTAAGAGATGATCCACTATTCCTTGAAATTCATGAAGGTAGTAAAGAAGAAGACTCTGAAATTTCTTCTGAGTTTGAAGACCTTGGAGAACCGGATCAACTTCGTGTACATATAAATCGTGGACTTGAAGGTTCTTATCCACTTCTTCGTCCTGCTGATAATTCTATTGAAAGATATCTCAATTTCGGTAAGCCGTTATTTTCAACAGGTCAAATATCCAGAAATGTTCATGTTCATCAGATGCTTAACTATCTGAGAGATGAATTAAATCGTGGTTCCAAAACTCTCAGTGATATTGCTAAGGGAGACAATCTTTGGAAATATCATAAAGAGAATGCTACCGATGGTATTGTCATTCAAATAGTTTCTCAAAATCCTGTGATCAAGGAAGCAATTGATCAGTTCTTTAAGGACAGTGAAGCTACAGTCGAAGGATTCTTTAACGATGATATACTTGTAGAAGAACTTAAAACTCAGATCAATACATATTTTACTGACAGGACAGGTTCAAATCAGGAAGGTTTCATCAAGATGCTTCTTGATTATGGTATTATTGAACTGCTTGAAGATGGTACTTATTATAATAATGGTCTCAACATAAAAGGAAATCCTCAAATACTCAGTGAAGATGTTCTCAATAGTGAAATTAAGAATTATCTTATCAATGATACCATATCTAATATTGAGCAAACTAAATTGATCTTCGGTGATCCTGTAGGTTATAAGAATGTTGCAGATCAGTTTAAGCGTCATTCAGGTGTAGTTGGTACTAAAAAGATTTCTGCTGTCTACGATCAGGTTAATCGTTGGATTGACAAAAAACTCAAGCGTACAGATCGTCAGGGTGGACTTTATAAGAATGGTAAACCAATTATCAGAACTGCTGTATTTGCGGATATTATAGTTCAATCAAGGTATCATGCTGAATATGCAAAAGCTATTGGAGACAAGGCTGATCCATATCTTGAGATAGAAGAAGGTGATGGTCAAGGTTATATCTCAATTGACGAATGGAGAGAAATGCTATTCAGAGCAGGAGAATGGAGCTTTGGAGTAGGTTCCCTCGAAGATTTATATCAATGGGAGATTCAAAAAGAACAAGGAGAACAACAACCTAAAGACCCTGTTACCGGAAGAGTTATAGACAAAAATAAACTTCCTGTAGCTACTCCATTGAAACCACAATACATGGGTCCTCTTGCAGAGCAAGGGTTCCAGATGGGTATGTATAAACTTTCTCTGTTCCCATTACTTCCAAGTGTTACAAAACAGTTCAGTCAGCTTGAGGCTCTCCGAACAAGAATGAAGGGGAAAGAAGGAGAGAACGATGGTATCGGTATAGCTGTATTCCAAACTGCAAACAAAGTAGGAACCAAACTCAATCAGCACGGTGAAACTCAACCTCTTTATGAGGTTAAAACGACAGATGAGAAGCAGATAGCAGAGTTTGCTTATCAAAACTATGCTCCTATGGTTACTCAGGATACCTACTATAAATATTGGGGTATTCAACAGGAAAAAGGTTCTAAGAGTAAACGAAAAGTTGTCTTCGGTACTCAGATGGCAAAGCAGATTCTCAATGGATTATATGAGAATGGTAGGTTAAAAGAAGGTCTTGATCCTATTCTTGCAGAACGTGTAGATGAATATCTGAAACTCAATAGAGAACGTATTGAAATAGGTCTTGCACAACTTGTTAACAGTCTTGGTCTTGTAGAGAAGAACGGAAAGTACCACGTTAAGAGCATGGAATCTCTTATTGAGAAGATTCGTAAAGAAGCTGTTGAACGTGAGATGCCTGATAATATCATTGATGCTATTGATAATCTTGAGATTGGAAGTGGTCTTGATACTTTGATAAACAGGGAGAAAATCGAAAACGTTCTCTTTTCTATTGCTGATGCTATGAGTACTTCTCAGAAGCGTTCAGGTTCTCCTAAGGTACAGGTATCAAATGCTCTTGGAACATCTGTAAGAACTGTGATTGATACTGAAACAGGACAGGTTTTTCGATCTTCTGATCTTGAATTTTATCATGATCAAGACGGGAATATTGTTCAGGCAGAAGTTTATCTTCCTGCTTTTCTGAAAGGGAAAATTACAGATGATAACCTGCGTAATTTAATTGGTTTTCGCATTCCTACTCAGGGATTGAACTCAATTGAATCTATTAGAGTTAAAGGATTCTTACCAGTAGAAGCAGGTGATAGTGTTATAGTTCCTTCCGAGATTATAGCAAAGACAGGATCAGACTTTGATGATGACAAACTCTATCTCTACTATCCTAACGTATTCTATAATAAAGAAGGTAATCCTGTTTATATTGAGCTTAAAGACAATACTGAGCTGGAAGAAGTTTACAAGGAATATTCTGAAGCTTATGAAGCAAGGTTTACTCAAAGGGTTGTAGGTAATATAGCTTTTGACAGTCTTCCTGAGAATCTTGCAAGATTTGTCAAAACCGAGATTTCAGAAATTCTTTCCAATGAGAACGTTGGTATAAGAGATGTAATCGAGGGAATAAATGATAGAATAGTTGAAGCTGAAAATATTTTACGTGAGAAGAATCTAGAATCTCCGTTGATTGAGACTTACAAAAAGATAAGAGCCAATCTCATATCTCTTTCTAATGAGATCGAAACCGGAACATCAAGTGAGTTCGATCCTATGACCAGAGGAGAATTTCGTAAGAGGGCTATCGAGAATCGCATCAGTGAGATTCAAAAAGACATTATTCTTCATCCTGACAACTTTGCTCAACTTATCAATCCTGTATCTGCAAATGATCTTGAAGCTGAGGCAGATAAGATATTACTTCTTAGAGGGGAAGCCAAACGTGATAAGGATGGAAAGATAGTCAAGAAACAACCTACGATGAATAACATCGTGGAGCGTGAATATCTGATGGATGTTGCTCGTCGATTTATCGGAGGTAAGCAAGCTATTGGTATCACTGCAATCAGTTCTACATTTGACATTCTCTCAAAAATGTCAAACGTATCTATTGTACCTGAGATTACAGTATATAGAAATAAGAAGTCAGTTCCTATAAAGACCAATATAAATCTTCCTCATAATAAGAATGAAGAAGGTAATGTTACGCTTTCCAGAATACAAGATGCGAATGATGAAGGAAATATACCGGAAAGACTTTCTCAATGGATAAATGCAGCCGTGGATGCTGCTACCAATCCTTTCATGTTCGATCTTAACTCTGGTCCTCAAACACTCAATACTGTTCTGTATTTGACTATGGCAGGAGTTCCTCTGGACTATCTTACCAGATTCATGACTCAGCCTATTATTGTCGAATACATCAAGAATAGGCAGAAATGGGAGTCTCAGATGATGGAAGGTAACATTGATCCTCAAACAGGTAGGGCTAAGAAAAAATTCAGAGATTGGATTGTTGCTAACACCAAAGCTAAGTATGTCGATCAATTAAAAACCGGTACTGTTTCAGAAAAAGAGTTAACACTTCTTGATCTTGAGAGAGGTATCAAAGCTGGTGCTACTGGTGCAATGAGTAATGTTCATGCTCGAACTCAGATTCAGGTACTTGATGATTTTCTCAGGTATATGGATACTGCGACAAAACTTCGTGATGCTACTGGTGCTATAAACTATGATACCAGAGCAGCAGGTAAAAACACGAGTGAACTTCTTTATAGGATTGAAAACACTGAGAGAGTAAGACAAGAAGGTAATTTGAATAACTTCTCTGGTATCTTGGATGATGGGTTCATATCTCCCTATTATGATTCTGTCAAAAGTCTCAGAAATGTGTTAGACCCATTGTTTGTTACTCTTAATGATGAAAGTGTAACACGACAATTTGATAAACTTTTCAGAGTTCTTTTTGATCAAAGGAATACTCTTCCTAATGATAAGAAAATCAGAGTAGTAGATAAATTTAAGCAAAGCTTCATTACATATCTTCTTATAAGCAGACCTTATAGTGTCTCTGACAGACTCAATAAAAAGGACGGTATGAAGGTTGCTATGAATGCCAGAGTCTCTAGGTTACTTAAAGATACTAATGAATCAAAGTCTGTCGCTACCAGATTAAAGGAGATGCAGAACGATCCTAAATATGCTGATATGTCCTTGTTAGCATATCTTGAACCTATTCTTGATAAGTCTGGTAAATCGGAAGCTACGAATCATGTAGCAACTGTAGCTAAGAAACTTGATACAATTGAAAGTAATCGTCTGACAAGTGAATGGAGAGAACTGATTGAAGCAGATAAACCTTTTGCATACGATTTGATACTTGCTACAGCGTTACAATATGGTATTCTGAATACTCCTTTCACTTTTACAAATCTCATTCCCTTTGAGATTTATGGACAGGTAATGAACTCTATTCTTGCAGAAGAAAAGACAAAAACTGTAAAAGAAAAGAATAATCTGTATGATGATTTTTACAATCGTTTCTTTCTGAACAACTTCGACGATAATTCGATTGTTCCAATACGAAGGAAGGGAACTAATTTTCATCTAGCATATCCATATTTCAAGATACCTAACAGGAAGGAAGAATTTCGTGAAGCATCTCCTCAAGAAATATCTGCTCTTAGAGAAAAAGGAGTAGCTATTTATGAAGAAAAACCTAAAGTTATTCGTACTGAAGATAATAGAAGAATGAACCTTACAGGTATTCGTAAGAATTACCAAGGTAAGATGCTTCTTCTCAACTATGATATAAACACACCTTTAGTAGCTGATGTTAGCAGGAGTGAAGATAGTAAGCAGTTTAATCAGTTGTCCAGAGAAAGTGACCAAGCTCCTGATGAAGCTATCAATGAGAAGATCAAAGGCTGGATGGATAGAATGGGTATCAGTTATCAGAACGTAGAAGAGATTACTGATAGAGAAGGAAATCCCATTGATGCTATTGCAAAAGCAGATATGCTTCATGCTACTATTCAAGTTGTCGAAGGTAAGGCTGACATCACCACCTTATCAGAAGAAGCTGCTCACTTTCTAGTAGAGTTACTTGGAGACGACAATCCTATCCTTAAAGGCATGATGAATGCTGTAGAAGGTACTGAAGTTCACAAGGAAGTTGTAGCTGAATACGGAGAGATTTATAATAATGACGAGACTAAGCTGAAGAAGGAAGCTGTAGGTAAAATGATTGCTAAAGCTATCATCAATAAAGAGAAGGTAGCTGGTATGAGCAGGTTCCAAAGATGGTGGGATTCAGCATGGAGATGGATAAAGAAACACCTCTTAAGAGTTAGTTCTGATGAAGTAGCAGAAGAACTCTCACCTTATGCTGAAGCTGCTAATATTATTCTTGGAAATGTAACAGAAGGTCTGTCTCCTATAGAAAGTCTTAATCCTGATATCTTCTATCAAGTAACCGAAGAGGAGAAAGCTACTGCTGCTGCAATTGAAAAGTCTCTCAGAGAATCAAGGATAGAGAAAGATAAAGAGCAGGGTGGATACAGAACACCTGAAGGAAAAGCTGTAAAGAATAGAGTTAGTGATTTTGTTAAAAGATTTTACAATCAGATATTTAGAGGTAGAAGCGCAGAGGAAGAAGCGAAACCTCGCAACATTCTTTTAAAACAGAAAGGAACCATTATTCATAAATATCTTGAAGTTATAGGTGAATCTGTATTTCAAGGTAAAACTCCTACTAAAGCTGAGGTTCAGAAAAGAGTGATTGAAGACTTGCAGGATAGAGATGACATTGCTAACGAAGAGTTCTTCGATAAAGATAAAACGTTCTTCATGCTCTCAGGAAATCAGTTTGGAGAACTTCGTGATGGATTGATTAAAGTAGTTGCTGGAATCAAGGCTAAACAGGAAAGAATTGATCCAAATGAAGAGGTCAAATTTTTTCCGGAACTTCTTATATACGATAAGTATGGTGATATAGGAGGTACTATTGACCTTGCAGTTTTGTATTCTAACGGTTCAGTAGGAATTTATGATTATAAGACCATCAATTTTGATGATACTAAGACCTTAGCTGGATTTAAAGAAGATGCTTACAATATTCAGATAAGTGAGTATAAGCGTATTCTTCAGGATCGTTATGGAATCAAGAATATTGGAGAAACTCGTGTTATTCCTATTGACGTTCAGACAAATTTTGCTGCAACAGGTCTTACTACCATTTTGATGGGTACTACCGGAATAGGAACAAAAAGTAAAGATCGTCCGTATCTTGAACAAATACCTGTAGCAAGAGAACTTACTGAAGATAAGGAACTTAATGAGTCTCTTAAGAAAATGTTTGTTCTCTACGATAACTTAAGAGTAAAACTTTCAAATGATTATCAGAATGACAAGCTTGCATTAAGAGTAGCAAGGTTACGTGAAGCAATTACAGGTCTTCAGCTTCGTGGAGATGTATCATTTATCATTGGTGAGATTCAGACTATTTATGCTGATTTTGAGAAAAGAGAGAATCTTCCTGCTGATCATGAATTTGGTTTGAATGATGATTTCTTAAGAGAGCTTAGTGAATATGTCCATGCATATAAGCATTTTGGAGTCAATGCTATGGCTACAGCTAGGAAGACTCAAGATCAGAAAAGTATTCACACTCTTCAGAGAGTTGCTCACATGCTCGATCAGATGCAGAATCGGATTGACCATAAATATATTGAGAATGCTAACAGATATTCAGACTATGATGTAGCAGGTAAAGCACCGGCAGAAGGATTTTTAGGAAAGTTGTTTAAGCAACTATCTCAGTTTAAGAGACCTACCTTTAAGAAACTTTCTGAAATGGTACACGAAGTTGGATACAAAGTCCGTCGTGATGTAAATGCTGCAATTGAAGAGATTGATGAAAAGAATGAGGCTCTCAAAACATGGGGGAAAGCCCGTGGTATAGGACTTCAGCAGGTCTTTGATAAATACCTCATTAATCCTAAGAATGGAAATCTTAAGAGTAAGTACAAAAGTGAACACTTTGAAGAAAAAGATAAAGCAATTTCCCAGAGGGGTTCTGAAGGTACAAAATGGTTCCTTGAAAATACTCAAGTTGAACGTAGAGAAGATGGTAAACTGTATTACACCGGAGAACGTCTGAAGCTTTATGAAGAACAACGTAAAGCACACTTTGACTATCTTGATCGTACAATGTTAGGAGAAGAAAATGCTAAAGCGAAAGAAGACCAAAAGAGTAAATGGGATCGTAAGTTCAATATTACTACTTATCCTAACGCTCTTTTCTACAAACATAATCGTTATATCAGACCTCAAGAAAAACCTTCAAACTACAGTGCTGACTATAATTTCATGCTACAGCCTGAAAACAAGGCGTTACTTGATTATTACAATATGTATATAGAGTTTAATGATAAGTTTGGAAGACTTACAGAAAAGCATATTGACTATAATTTTGTAGCTGAAATTCATCAAGACTTTATTGAGAGAATTTCAAATACAGGTAGTAATGGAGTCAAGGGTCTTTGGGATAGTGTTATACGTTCTGTTGAACTCAGAGAGTTTGATCTTTCGAGAGGAAAAATGGACCTTTCTACAGGTAAACCTGTACCTGAGATACCATTATTTTATACAGATAAGCTTTCAGGAAACGTATCAAGAAGTAAACGTAAGCAGATCGAAGATCAAGTTGCAGAAGAATTTACCAGAGGTAGTGCAGCATATCAGAATGAAGTTGAACGTCAGATTAAGAAAGCTGAATATGAATCTGGAACCAAATCTAAGAGTCGTGATCTTACAAGAAGTTTGATTCTTTTTGCTGAAGCTGCTTATAGTCATCATCATCTGAGTGTAACTGAGTCAAGCGCACTTGCATTGATGGAGATTATGAAGTCTCAAGGACAGGAAACTGAACTTGTTGATGCTGCTGGTAAAGCAGTACTTAATAATTTTACTCGTAGAGCTGCTAAAATGCTTGGAGTTCCGTTAAGTGAGATAGATGCATTGGAGAAGTTCATCAATCTATACTGGTATGGTCAAAGAACTCAAGGAGAAGATATATCATTTACTGTCGGAGATAAGCAATATTCAGCTACTAAGATGTATCAGTCAATATTGAGATTTACCTCTGCTGGTGCGCTTGGTATGAAGCCTATTCTTGCAGCAGGTAACTTTATTGGTATCAAATCTAACTCCTACATGACAGGTCGTGAAGGAAAACAATATAAGACTGAAGATATTCATAAGGCTCACGGTATGTTCCTTAGAAAAGACCCTCTGTTTGCAGGTGCTATAAATTATTTTGAGCCTTACACTCACGATCTCACTTTCCGTAAAGCTAATGATCGTTCGGTATCAAAGTTTGTGCAGACCTTCACTTTTGAGAATCTTTTCATAATGCACAGACTTGGTGATGAACATATTGACAGGAACGTTACCGTTGCTATGATGCACCGATGGGGAATCAATAAAGACGGAAAGGTTACTCGTTTAGATAAACTGACTGAAGAAGATACTGACAAACGTTCATTGATAGAAAGGTCTTCTATAAAAGACGACAAATTTGAGATTGATGGTCTAAACGAACAGCAGTATATTCGATTCAGAAGAATGATTCAAGCTGCTGCTACGGGAATCAAAGGTAATATGTCTCAAGAAGACTTGAACCTCATTAGAACTAGTTTAATGGGTCAGGCATTTATGCAGTTCCGTAACTGGATGCCCGGATTGATTACCAAGCGTTTCAAGAACTTACAATACGATGATCTTTGGGATGATTATGATGTAGGTCGATTTAGGGTGTTTTGGGGAGAAATCACCGCAAAAGGACTTAAACCGAAGCTTGGTGCATTCACTAGACTACTCGGTGAAGTAACTATGATCTATGGATACGAGAAGAGTGGAATTAACAAGGATGTGACTCAAAGGTTCTATGACAAATATGTAGTGGCTAATCCTCAAACAGATTTAACCCTAGAAGAGTTTGCACAACTTCGCTTGGATAAACTAAAAGGAATGGCAAGAGAGCTTCAAATTTATATTGGTATGATGCTCATGGTTGCAGGTGGAAAAGCTTTTATTCCGGAAAGAGATGAAGAAGCTCTTACAAAAGCTACGAGACTTCTCGCTCAGAATACTTACAGGGTTGCTCAAAGAGGATTCCTTGAAATATCATTCTTCTTTGATCCTAACTCAGTTACAACTATCTTGAAGTCTCCGCTTCCTTCACTCAGACTGTTTACCAACTTGTATAAGATGGTAGGTAATACCTTCGATGAATCCTTTGATGTTGTATTTGGAGATGAAGTATTTGATAGAACTCCACGTCTATACTACTTCAGTAAGATTGTTCCTATCATGTCTTCCTACTATGACTTTGCAGATATTTGGGAGACTTACAATACATCCAGAGGCTATTGAGAGGTCTAAAAAAAAGAAGGGGAATCCGTTTGGACTCCCCCTCTCTGGTCTTGGTGTAGCGTCGTTACACCGTTTCGCTTCTTTATTCTACTTTGGGTTCTTTTGAAGCAATCAATCCAATCACGAAGTCTACAATAGTCTTTACAAACAGCAAGTTTGCACCTCTTAGACCGGCAGCAGCAGCCGTAATCAAACCTGATTGTAATAGAACTACCCACCATTCAGCTCCACCGAGAAATCCGATGTTAACGGCTGATGCAAGGAAGGATAGACCTACTGAAATCAAAGCTACAAATAAAATCTTCAGAAATTTGGTTGATAACTTCAGTAATCGAATTACATATTCCGCAAGGAAAGTTACGATTCCTGCCATTCCGAGATAACCTCCGAAGTAGAGCAAATAGTTATCGTACAGGTCCTGCCAATTTGAAGGAACGTCAGGCTCCTGTGCGAATAGGACGAATGTTCCTAGCAATAGGAACGAGAAAAACATAATGATTCTTTTCATAACGTTATGATTTTTGTACAAAATAAAGATACAAAATTTTACAACTCATTGAGCTTGTGATAAATCTTTCTAAGGTCTCCTTTGTAAGTCATTGGTAATCTCTCTCCAAGTTTCACAACGTCAGCCAACAAATCTTCTTTACGTTCTTTGAATGTTTTCTTCTTTTCTGGTTTAACAGGTAGATTTGATGTTACATCCCACAATATGCAATTGTGTCCGCTTATCTCATCTACTCTAACCTCTCCTGTATCTCTGATAACTCCAATTCTTTCCAGTTCACTGAACCTTCCATTGATGGAGGCATCTTTGATGTTCGGATTTGTACGCTGATACTTTCTAACAACTTCGTTTGCAGTCAAAGGTCCGTTATGATATAATTCGTCATATACTTGAAACCTTCTTTTAGACAGCAATCCGTTGTCCCGTATCGCATGATACGCTTCAATAGATGTGTCTCTTGTACTCATATTCAAAATTTAAATAGCATCAATTGCCTTTGATGTTGATGAATTCTTTCCTACTAACCAATCTACTACAACCTTTTTATCACCACAGATTGTTTTCTTACCAGTACGTGTATTTTGTAGATGGTAAATATTCTTTTTAATGGCTACAATTTCTAACCATGCTTTACCTTTTTGGAGCTTGACATACGCTCCAACAGGAAAGAACTTGAGTTCCATGATTAAACAATATCAATACCCCAAATCTGATACATATAACTAGCTTCCTGATTTGTTCCGTAGCTTTCTTCATTATCATAGGAATATTTCAAGAATTTGTAAGGGTCATTGTCTTCGTAGTCATTGGTATTCCATATTACTCTATCATCACCTTGAACCAATCCTTCACAATATGTTCTGATTGCATACCAACCCCCTCTGATCAGAACACCGTCCGATACATCTACAGTATGCCATATCAGTTCTTCTGCTGGAAGGTCTTGCGGATCAGATGAATTTCTACTATGTATGTCATTTAAATCTACTCTTGTTCCACATATAGGATGTAACAGACTGGTATCAACCATGTTAAGTTGCCATATCTCAACATGAAGTTTACCCTGAGGATTACCTACTTTTGCTAATGCCATATACATATCCATGATCCTGTAGGTAGACTTAGCCATAAACAATGACATTTTGTAGTACTGATCATTCCTGTAGTAAGCATCATGAATTTCTCCTATTCCGGTGGTTCTGTCTCTGGCAGTTTTTCCATGAGAATAGTATAAAGGTGGATCAGTTTTCTCAATGTTTGGATCAGCGTCAGTCCAGAAATGCCATGTCCTGTTTTCATTCTGATAGTGTCCAAGAGGAGTAAACAGAGTTGAATCATAATGGAACGTAGGCGGTATCTTATCCACAATAACTACATCAAACGACATTGAGGCTTTATTACCATAACAGTCTTTTGCATAGATAGTTACTTGAACTTCATCTCCGGGAGTCAGGAGTACACCTGAGTTAGGAACCTGATAAAACGATGCAGTGTCTACACAACAGTTATCTCTTACCTCTATTACTTTAGTGTAATCAGGTAGATAAAATTCACAACTGTCTGTTGCTAAATAATATTGAGTTGGAATCTGTGCTATACAGCAACTGTTCATAATTGCTAATAGAATTATGATAATTGCTATACCGACGTAAGAATAGAAGGCACACTTCGCCTTAAAACGATAATGTTTCATAGTATAAATAAGTTTAGTACGACTTAAAGCTGTGTTTCGTTGTACAACATTCTGAGAATGTCAACATCTACATTGTTAACTTGCACAGGAGGCTCAAAAACACGCATGTTTCGGTCATTTCGGGAATTTAACCAACCTGACCATCGTCCACCTCTCATAGCTTTGTAAGATTCGACCTTATCTCTAGGAATATCTTTCTTCCCAAAGAGCATTTGTTGTACATAATTTGTCTTGCCTATCATAGGACGATAGACACTCTGCTGAATTTTCCTAAGAAGAGGAAAACCGTCTAGGACATAAAGTTGCCAGCCAGAAAGCAACATGGAATACGATGGGTAAAGTATTTTACTAATCGTCTGTCTATATTTTGGCAGGTCTTGAAGTCTCTCTCCGTCAGGCCACGGGACCCAATCTTCCTGATCAACTTCTTTACCATAGTTTCCGATGGGATTTAGTATTGCGTATACAGGAAGATAGATAAAAACGGCAGAGATGATTCCAAACCAGTGGTATAGGAATTGGTAGAACTTCTTTCCTTGAATAGCTTTACTCCACCAATGGAGTCCGAAAGTTCTACGGGCCATTTTACTGATAATATATCCGGTGTTATCAGTAATCTCTTTAATCTTAGCCATACTTGATTCATTCCCTGTACGCATATGGTTTAGCTTCAGGGTGAGCAGAGTAGTAGTGTAATGATCTCTACTCATAGGATGATCTTCAGGAGGCAGTATAGGATGTCTTTGACCTACATATTTCCCACTAGAGTCAAAGTACCACATAGAAGCACTTGATGTAACAAGTTTAGGATCGTTGTAAACAAAGTACATTCTCATCATTCCACCAAGAGAATCTCCCGGTTTATGATTCCAATCAAGACGAGCCATCCCATACTCGTCAAGATGATGATATGTGTCAGGAGGCAACGCCTCTCTACTGTATGGGCCTATCGGGAATAGTGTCATTCTTTTCAACAAGCTCTTTAACTTGCTGCTCCTGTTTTAATTGTTTCTTTGCATCATGATCCCTAACAGCAGTAACAATCCAAACGATGAGTATGGTAGCAACTGCTATAATTGCGATTATACCCATAAGGTATCCTACCCAAGCTTTTCCTTTTTTCATTCAGATAAAAATTTAATCCATGCGTAAGGTTTTCTTTTATCAAGATATGTAGGCTTACGCTCACCAAAATTAGCCTCTCTTTCAAAAGAAAGGTTATTGTATGATTGTTTGCCGTACTTAAAGAGTTTGATGATCCATTCTATAAGATACCATAGATAGAATGGAAGAAGGAGCATTTCCATCTGTTGCTTCCAATGAATCTTTTCGTGGTTAATAATAACCTTGTGGTTGATATACTCTTCCTTTATGTAGATTCCAAAAGGAGCAAGGCAGATTGCTGTAGCCCAATTAAGGGTAAGCAACTTTACGAACCAGTTCATTTTTTTGATCCTCATATCGTAAAGGTATTAAAAAATAGGGAGAAAACGGGAACGCTGTCATATACGTGAACACAGGAATTGAACCTGTAACCCATTGATTAGAAATCAATTGCTCTACCAGTTGAGCTAATTTACGAAGTAAGCGTTATCCTAGCTACCCTAATGTCTTAAAAATTGTAGAGAAAATGAGGAGTCTGTATCTATTAACTATAGAACCATAATCTATTTGCTTTACCAATTTGCATATTCCCCCATTGTATTGTCAATGTATCGTGGGGGAAGTTGGACTCGAACCAACAAAGTCGAAGTAAGACTCGTTCTAGCTACTACAATTTAATTTTAAAGAACTTAAAAGGGACATGAGGTTGATCAGACCTCAGCGTTCTGGTGGACTACTGCGGAGTAATTTACCATACTGAGCTTGTCCCTTTATGGGAAGCAGCACTGGTCAAGCCATGGCCATGGAATTCAACCCATCTCTATAAGGAGATTAGAAAGAAAAAAAGACCAGTGCTGCTAGGTAAATAATGTTAATGCGCAAACATTTATAATCATTTACCACTAGCGGGGGAATAGGTCTATGAAACCCTAGTCCGAAGTAACTCTCTGAATAGCTACTGCTGACAGAGAAAGTATCTGAGAGTGTTTTTCAACATTCCCCCAAGTATTATAATATTTTAAAGAACTATGCTTGATCTTTAAATAAAATCAATGCACTATACATTTCCACTTCAGGACCAACTGACTGTTGATATTTAACATCAACAGCTTTACTCCGGTATTCACTAACGCTCTCTCTTGAAATAACATGAGTTATTTCTTCTGCAAGATCATGTGGTGAATGAAATGGACCAACTGCCTTAACATTATCAAATTCCATTATATAATATTTTAAAGAACAAAAATGCAAAGAGAGGGGAGATTAAGAAAGACTGTAATCAATTTCAAGTCGAAGTAAGCCTTTCAATAGCCACTCTCTTTGCAAATATAGGTTAATTTCCGTATAGCGAAAACTGTTAGATAACAATTTTTTCAATTTCTTCAATGATCGCTTTGTAGCCTGCGCCACCTTCGGCAATCACATCAAAAATCTTTTCGCTCCATCCAGCAACCTGAGTCACACCGTAGTTCTTATTGAACACAGTGGTTCCATCAGTCTGATGGATATTAACAGAAACTACCTTTGTAGCAGGGTATAGTTTCCTGAACTCTCTGAATGTTTCCTGAAATCTTCCGCTTCCTTTTCCGCTACCGGGAACACCATACCATCTATTTTCTGCTCCAATAACCATATCGGAGAAAACAATGATATGATCAACAGGTGTTCTGCTGCTGATAAGTTCTTCAAAGAAAGTAAAGATTCCATGTTCAGTTGCTCCTCCACAAGCACGACCTCTACTATAAATATCCCTTGTCATTTGAAGGATACTCATTTCACGGTCAAGCCTGTATTGGATCAGTCTGTCACCGAACAGTCCAACGTATACGCTAGGTTGCTTACTCAGAAGCATAGCAGCGAACAGGTTGGCAATATCGACCACAGTAGTCCTTGAGAGTACTGAGACAAGTGATGCTCCACCACCGTCTCCTCTCATAGACCCTGAATGGTCAATAAGGATAGCCACACGACCTTCCAATTCAGGAATGTTGTGGCAAGAAAGTTCGATTGCTGTTTCCAATGAAGTCAGAACACGGTTTTTCAGTCGAGTGAACTCTTCACGAGTTGCAACTCTGGTTTCAACTTCGTCCTCAAATACGATTGAAGATGAGGTTCCTTCTTTAAGCTCATATCTCATATTGCTAATTTCAATATGAGCAGAGAGAAACCTGAAAGGCAGAAGCCTTGACTTATAAACCTTTTCCGGAATCACAAGTTGCCTTACAGCTTCATCTACTGAATCAGGAGCATAAAGAATAATATTCCTCAGGTTCCTGAGCAGGTTGAAGATAGGCATACCCTTGATGTTTCCGAGAACTGATTCAATAGCCTCTTGTTTGGCTACTTCAACAGTCTTCTGATCTTCTTTGGAAACTTTTCCAGCCTTCGACATCTCTTTTTCGAGAATCTTAGAACTGTAGAGTTTATCTATACCCTTTCCTCCTTCTTTCATAAGCAGACGAAAAGCTTCTGCATTTGTCTGAGTCGGAACAGGGTGAATCTGGTTCACAAGATCAATGAGAGAAATCTCCCTACCAAGCATTTTGTACTTATCAATCAGATAAGGATCAAGTGATTCAAGCTTGACTTTGAATCCCTTACGCATAGCGTTAGGAACTCCTTTACCTTTCATGATATTCCTGTAGTAGGACAGAATTTCACTCATGTCATCAACACGGTTGATAACCTTATGATAGAATCTTGATGCCCACTCTTCTCCGGAAATTCTCGGAGCGAGTTCAGCAGCAAGTACGTGAGACGAACTCCTCATATTAGCTGCCATACGTGCATAGATAGCAGTCTTTGCTACGAACAAAGGATCAACTTGGAGTGCTGCCTTTCGGAAGCGATCCATGATCTCCTTTTCTTTTTCGTAGTAAGACTTCTGTACGAACGTAGTCAGCACAGTAGATACGAGTTCTTCTTTTGGATCAAGCTTATAAGCTGCTGATCCCATCTTGTTTACTTCAGAGGGAACGTGTTTTGTCTCCCTCTTGACGTTGTACTTCGCCATGAGAAATGGTTTTAAAAGATTGCTACTAAGTTAATTAGAGGATGTGAATTATCGGCTGCGCTTCACGGTGCGCAAAAGGAACTCTTTCGTCCTTGGTATCTCTGTTGCAGCTCTGGCATTTGCTGCAAGAACATTTACCGGGAGTAAGGGAACCTTTGACAAGTAATACGGACTCTTGAGCCACTCTTCGTATTGCATGTTACCTCTTGCGTTGTTACATTTTTTACAACTCGTAATGAGGTTGACAGGAATACTTGGACCCATTTCCTCCCATAGAACCACATGGTCTACAGTCATTGGAACATTATCCGCATTACAGTATCTACAGGTGAAATCGTCTCTGCGAAACACCTCCCACATCGTTTTTTGTTCGATCTGTCGGGTAGACTTTCGCAGGATAACCTTTTTGCCTTTAACCATTCCTTCAGTCTCTTTGAGGTCAGATTGACGAACAATCTGTTGCCACTCATCGAGAGTAGGGAACAAAACTTGCATATGTTCGAGTATGGACTCATCAGGAAGAACTATGATGATATTTTCTTCTTCTGATCCATAGACCACACCTACAATTTCTAATTGTGTACCGATTGACAGTACATCAAAATGTTCAAACTTTCTCTTTATCATCATAATTTCCTCCTTTCCATTTTTCAAGTTCGTTTTTTGGAGAACGGCTAAGATAGATATTTTCTGAGAACCCAAGAGACTTTGCAACATTTGCCACAAAATCTGTTTCATTCTCACAGGTATGTAGATCACCGTCCTCTTTGTATATCCACTGTACCATTTGATCCAGACAGGTTATTACCAGACGTTCTTCCTGAACTCTTTTGATATTCTTCCTGTCATGTTTTATAGCATACTTCAATAGATCAAGGTCCAGAATACTTCTACGAAATGGTCCCTGCCACTTATTTTCTTCGTTTGTTTCAGTCTCAAGATTTATAAGTGTAAAGGGTTCATCCTCATTGGTCATTGGTCCTGCTCCATGACGGGTTTGGTACGCTCTTGTAACATACCACACTTCATCGTAGTGGTATATAAAGTTATCCAATCGCTTCCGTCCCACATTTGAACGTGTAACGTGTGGAAAGAATCCAATATCCTGATCGAGGAGTAGACCTTGTGAGCCTTCATATATAGTATTCGGATAAGATGGAACGTCAGTATCCCCAACAACTGTAATAACTTCGTTAGGAAACTTAGATTCCGAGTTCAACACACTGACAGCTTCTAAAAAGTCTGTTGTATCTACAGGAGATTTGTAGAACAGACCATAATACTTAGCTACCTGCTCAAGCTTGATCACCAGAACAGAAGGATTAAAGAGGTCTGAAACTCTTAGATGAAAATGGTTACTCTCTCTTTCAAGAGTTTCACCAAATCCAACTCCGCAGGTTCCATGCATCTTCTCAACTTCTGCTTTCTGATTAAAGTTTATGTCATAGGGGGTAGTTACTGGACAATCTTCATGCAAGTAAACTTTGATACCATCAAAGTCTTCTTTCATTAAATCTACTAGATCAGCTAATTCATTTAGAAATCCAACAGGTTCAAAAGTGCAATGCTTAGACCAGTAAGTAGGACATCCTTGTAAAGTTCCACTACCGAAATTAACAAAGGAGTGTTTACGATTTCTCTCATCAACTACTGCATGACCAGCTTGATGTCCTCCTGAGTATCTTACGACAAGTGGTTTTTTAAGAATAGAAGAAAGGTATGATACTACCATACCTTTCCCCTCATCTCCGAAACCGAGTCCGATAACGGCTGCTCTCATACAGAACCTTTTCTTTCTTCAATCATCTCCAAAACAAGTTGAAGACGATAAGTACAGTCAGCCATAATTTCTCTGAGAGTAGCTGCTTCAATGTCATCGTTCTCGTACTCTATGGTATTATACCATGCGGTAAATTCTTCCATAAAGCGTTTCGAGTCTTTCTTGATCAGCTCTTGCTGTTCTGAATAGCTTGGATTTCCCATAATTAAAGCATTTCTTCGTTTGGAACATCTGTTTCGGGATCATCTTCTTTACTATCAGAGGTGTCCTTACCTGAGACAATTGAAGCAATAATCCCACTCACATGATCAGAACTCTGAACAACAATCAAATTGTCTCCTAAGAGTTCTTTCCAGTGACTTACAACATCCTGTCGTTTTCCAGAATGGGTTTCAGAGATATGAATATGATATACATGGTACATCTTCCTTGCTTCTTCCAGAAGATCAGAAGATTTCACTGTATCATCATATTGACCTTTTCCCATAATACCTTTGAGAACAGGACCGGGAACTTCAGGAAGATTCTTCTCATCACCTATTGTAAAGAGAAATCCCTTCTGTTCACGCTTTTCAAAACAATCAATTTGAGTATGACGGGCAGCGAAGTACCAAGCTAACATATAGCTCTCACCATCGTTACCGCCTCCACCACCTTCAAGGTAGGTATCTTGTAGCCACTTGTCCAAAAGTTCATCTGAACTCTCGAATTGTCCAACCTGCAAGGGAGAACGATCATATACATGATCACCGATTCCCACAAATAGAACCTGTGGATCGGGTTCACCAGACTTAATAATGGTGTCCATCATAGTAGGAAGACCTTCTTTGATCATATGATCTGGAACTGATCCCATTGATCCTGTAACATCCAATGCTACGATGATTGCAACAGATTTAGGATGTTCTTCTGAATCTCTGGACTCTCTATATTCCAATCCTACGGTAGTCATCTCACGAGTAACTGCTTTACTCTTGAAGTTTTCTGTCAGAGAATTAGTCATCATCCCTGTTACCGCAGCTCTCTCCATTCGAGTGCTGTACGAATATGAACCTCTACCCATTACGCAGTTCCTCCAAACAGGTAAGTATACCTCTTTCTTGCAATTTCAAGTTTGATCTCAAGATTGCGAAGTTTCACACCAAGTTCAAGGTCTTTTGCTACATACTCTTTTGAGTCAAAATCACTCGCAAGAGTCAGGTTCATAGCATTTGTTGGAGACAAATCCAGCATATTGTCCTGTTCCCTCAACATACGCTTCATCTCGACCTCAAGGTCTTCGATTTCACGCTTGTAAATTAACTGTGCGTCCTCAATGATAGAGTCTGCACGGTCCTTCCTGATCTTCGCATTATTGCGATACAAGGAATCTTTGAATGCACCGCCTTGTACTTCGACAGCACCTTGTTCTACTTCTTCCGCCATTTTTTTGGTTTTAATTATTAGACTTCGACCATTACAGGTCTTTTGTTTACAGCTTTTAAATGCTGTCTTTCTTTCTTCATCACCGAAATTATGTAATTCTTTGCTGATACGGTAGAGATTAGTCTGAACATAAATACAATTTTTCCTGTATACTTCAGACCTACAGTTCTATCAGGATATTCTGAGAGTTCCCAATAAAGGGGATATCCTCTACGTGCGAACGACCCGAACATTGATCCGGTAGAGGGATTTTGACCGAGGTAGAACTTATCTCTTATCTTAAAAATAGGAATTCCGGTGGCTTTATTTGCTCCTGAATAAAATCCTACAAGTTCGGCAATCTCTCCACCATCAAAAAGGACTTGATATTTTCTTATCTCTTTCATTTTTAATGGTTTATAAGAGTTTAACGTTAGGTTCTTAAAACTGAGTGGTACTAACAATACTGCTTTCCCACTCAGCACCTACTAAGCGAAAGTAGTATTATTCTCCTGAGTCGGGAGCCTTATCAGCAACCGATTCAGATTCCGGAGTAACATCCTTCTCGACTTTAATACCGAGATAGGTCTCAGCAATATAGTCCAGATCATCTCCGGTAGCAATTTTCCACTTGAGGGTATCATCCTCTGTCTTCATGATCAGAAGCAAAGACTTCTCATCACACATGGTACGGACTTTTCCCATCTTTCCTTTGACAGAACGAAGGGAAACAGGACCATCTGACTTGATCTTGTCAGCGTACATCATTCCTGTAACACGAAAGGCAATTTCGCTTTCACTCAGGAATGCACCGTCACCGTTGGCTTCTGCTACCAGAGCCTTACCAATATATTCTTCAACTTGGCTTTCAAACATTTGAATTATTTTTTAAAGGTTAAAATTACTTTAGATGCACAATCATCACAGAGATCAATCTTGATAAGCATTTTGTGCTTATAATTATACTTATCCATGACTCGCATCCACCTGTAAGGAGAAACAGGGTTATCACTAGAGTCTTTCTCCATACAGTTATCACAAATTCGTGTCTTCTTGGTCATTTCTTCTTTGTACTCATATAATTACCATTTAATCGGTTCAATGTTATGTTCTAGTAAAAATGTATTTGCCTGACTAAAATGCTTACACCCAAAGAATCCGGAATAAGCTGAGAAAGGGGAAGGATGTGGACAAGTCAACTTGAGGTGATCTTTTGATAAAGTTCTACCTTCAAGATGTTTTTTTGCTTTCGATCCCCATAACATCCACACTATAGGTTGATGTCTGTTCACAAGTACGTGGATAACTCTTGCTGTAAACATGTCCCATAGATGCAGGTGTGAACCAGCTTCTCCTTTACGGACCGTGTGAGCCGTATTTATAAGTAATACGCCTTGTTTCGCCCACCTTTCTAGGTCAGGGTCATGATCAAGCATAAGTCCTTCATATACGTCTGATTCGATCTCTTTGAGGATATTTACCAAGGAAGGAGAAAGTTTTCCGGTTTTACCTTTATTTGAAAAAGCAAAACCATCAAAAGAACCGTCATGATACGGGTCTTGACCAAGTATCACAACTTTGACTTTTGAAAGAGGAGTGGTTCTGAATGCTTTGAAAAGTAAATCAGAGCCTTGTTCTGGATATACGGTATATAATCTTCTTTCTTTAAATAACTCAACAGTGATTATTCCAAAATCTTTTGTATCTAAATATGGTTCAATGACATTAAACCACTCCACTCCCAATAAGTCTAGGAACTTATCCTTCAGTTTCGGGTGGTGCATCAGATGTCTCTGCTTCGGGTGCAGCTTCAACAGTTTCTCCCACCTCTTCCGGAGCAATTCCTACCAGCTCCTGCATGAATCCATGCAGTTTGATATGATCTCTGATAATGTCAATCGGATGACTCTTTTTCAGAGCTTCCGTTACATTATTATACAGGGACCAAGCATTGTCTTCCCTGAAATGTTCGCTGTTTGTGAGTTCGTTTTTCACAATACTCAACTGAGTGGGAGTAACCATGTTCTTCTCGAAATACATAACTCCCAGAATTTCAGCTTTCTGGCGTGGTGTAAGAGAATAGTTCTTCATTACATCCACCTCCAAATTGAGCTTTGCAAAATCATCTCTCATTCGGTCTACTCCGACCTGAATTTTTTCATTCAATTCTTCTGCAACGGTTCCGGTGTGTTTGCGTTTGAAAGCCATCAGATCACCACTGATCATTCCATTTCCGCAGATAAACACAGATGCTCCTGCTACAAAGGCTACGCTCATTGATTTGTCGTAGCTGTTACGGTAGCCAAACATCATTTTCAGACCGTGGACATTTCCAAAGTCTGTTGCATCTTCGACATCAAAGAATCCGGTAACTCTCGTACCAAACCTGTTTGTGTACATTCTGTCACGTACAATTTTCAGGTTGTTGGTTTGAGCATTAGTTCTGATTGCTTCGATTATCTCAGCATGAGAAACAGGACTATATGTGGAAGTCCTTACAGGTAAAGGAGCAGCAAGAGCGATTCTCTTGTTTGCTTCCCAATAAACTTGTTCATTTTGCATATTACTTGTCGTTTAAGAAAGTTCTAACACTTCGACCAAAAACAGTATCATCTTTTGAACTGTCACGAAGCTCTTTGAGGAGCTTTATAAGATCAGAAGAGAACGCCACACCTGTCTCTCTTACTCTCAACATCTTATCTGCTGCACGATAGGCATCTTCAGCAGCCTGTTCACTTGATGTCGATTGCAAAAGGAGTGTAGGATATACACGGGCTGCAATCTTATCACGAAGAATGATTTCCTGATTTTTGGTTGTAGCAAGAGCTTCCCGAAGATTCGCTATAGTTTCGTAAGCGTCTCCGAGAAGCTTCATGTATATTTCTTGACTGATCTGCCCTTCAAATTCTTCGAGGTCTTTTTTTAAATCCTCACTCATAAGGCATATATATTTCGTTTTTTTCGTCTGGTTTCGATGCAAGTTCACTGTCTTCAGGTAGGCTCATTCCGATATATCTTTCAATACTCTTTCTTAAATCTTCGTTTCTTTCGATAACATCTATGAAAGGTTCACTATCCTGTCTACCATAAAACTTCCTTATGCGCCCTTTTAACGCCTTAGAGAACTTGGAGTATTTCCCCTCTATTAAAGATACTACATCTTCTTTAAAATTCAAAGGAATTTTGAAGATATATACTACATGGTATTTTCCATGCTCAAGATGAGAAACACAAAGAGGGTCGGTTATCATATATCTCTCGAACTCCTTATATGTTTGACTACCTGTAAATCTGTACATTAAGCACAAATATTCATAGGTTGGATCGAGATAAGCATTAACAAAATAAGTGTCTAATTTCAACTGCTCTTTCGTTTTTCCTAAAGCAGGTAGCAGGAACTTACACGCTTTAGTCGGAAGAGAAGTATATATGATAACAGACTTACCTTTCTTCTCAATAATCATGTATTCTACCTCATATACAGTCCTGACTGTACCAACCCTGAGAAGGAATTTCTCTCCTTTATCAATGGTTAGTTTGTCTTCGAGTGTAATGGATACGATATGATCACTATCGTCCTTCTTGGGATTGAGGAACGCAATGTTAGAAGTATCAAGGTGCAGTTGTACAGCGTTAAGTACTGTAATTTTAACGGTCTTTCCATTACTGAGCTTGATTTCATTTCCTTTTAACATTGCGAAAAAGGTTTTAGAGTTTTACACTGAAAGCATCAATCTGCTTCTCGCCTCCGTTTAGATAATCTTCGTAAGTGTAATCCCACATATCATTTCTTTGATGCCAATCCAATTCTGCAATCAATTGTAAATATCCTTTAGTTTTTCTTAAATCACTTGGTCCAAATCCAATTGTGTCAATCTGAGCGATTTCTCCATCGTTGAAACTCTTTGCCAATCCTGCGACAGGAGCTAAATAATTTAGCCCGTTCCTTCCGATTTCAATATCTACAGGTGTAGATGTATAAATCATAGGAGCATAGATAAGATTGGTGTCTGCATAGATAAATTTCAATGGAGCAACAGCATAATGATTCATTCTATCATTATCCCATCCCACATGTACCAATGCATCAGTATACATTGAAGCTTGAAGATAACGCTTATATCTCCAATAGGATTTCATGAATCCTTCTCCTCCTGTTTTCAGGTCAATAGGAGTAATTATTCCTTTCTTGTGATCAACGTGAACTATGTCAATCATGCTCTTGACTCTCATCAATTTGACATTTCCCTGACCACTCTCAATAGGAACAAATTGGACATCCCACACCATTGAAGCCTGAAAGAGAAGCTCAATGTCTTCTGAATCATTTATGAAATATCCTTTTGTAAATGGGTTTGAAGTAAGTTGTGCTACAAGTTGATTAGCTGTGAACATCCCTTCTGCGCTAATAATAGTTTTGCCTTTTGCTGCAATCAATGCGTCGTAGTAATCTCTTCCTTCTTTATCAAACTTATTCGCAACTGCATCTGCCTTGAGCTTAAATCCGGAATTTAGATAGGCTATTGAGCTATCTCCGGTGTCAGCCAGTACTTCGCAGTATCTTAACATCATTTCGCTTCCGGGTTTGGAAGCGGTCATCACGTAAACTTCTTCATCAAATCTTTTCTTGTCAGTAAGAAGCATGTCCACCACAGTACCAAGAACCATTTCGGGAGATTCCTTCCGTTCTGATTCTTGGTCTGCTTTGTAAGCCTGTGGTGAGACTGCTAGTTTAGACAATGATGAATAACTTACGAGTTCTAAGGAGCGATACTCCTTATCCGTCAACGTTTTCATTTTGTCGAACATTCGCAAATTCACTGTTTAGGTTAGAAAATACACTGTCTTTTATTTTTTGATCAATTGTCATAGCTTCGACAAACGAGTTAGTCCTGACAGTATTAGGACTTTGCATAAACGATCTTAGATATTCGTCTGAGACATCTTTCACTTGTAAGGATTTCTCTCTCTTTATCTGATCCAATATAGTTCTTCTAACCGTAGGTGTATAAACTGTTTTTGTAAATAGAGTTTTTCGTAATTTTTCTTCATTAACAAGAATCGTTACATCTTTCAGGTTTAATGTCAAGTCCATAACTTGTGTGCTAGAATATCTGTAATAACTTTTTCTTGAATTAACCTTGAAATTAGGTAGCTTCGATAGTTTGACTACTCCTAAACAAAATATGTCTACTTCTCCTTTCATACGGTATGTTCTCTTTTTACCGAAAAGATCAGAAGGCATATATTCAAAGTTATTAGCAGAGCCTATCACACTGTAATAACCTGAATATATCTGCAACTTAGGACCTGACCATGATCTTCCTTTTCTATAGATAAACGAATTTCCAGATGAATCTATCCTTAGTTTATTTACACGACAATCAACTCGTTTGATGTGTATGTTATGAAAATAAGGATTGTGTTCACCTAGATATAATACAGGTATACCTATAAGAGGATAGTAGCTATCATGAGGTACAAACTTCAGAGGAAATTTTACATTACCAGAAGGTTTACCACTGTACCATTCAGAAATATATCGAGTATCATCCATAAGTCTCAATTTCATTAAAGAACAACGGACCTATCTCTTCATACTTGAAGGGAAGTTCATAGGTATCATCCAGAAATCCGGTAAAACCCTGAACCATCTTTGCTGCGATAGCTGCTGCAAAGTGAGTAGTCTGCTTGTAGGAGCAATTTGTATCTTCTACTTCAGAATCACTGAACAGGTGTTTATCCTGATAGGCTTTCGCCCACTCAAGAGTTATATAAAACACCTGAAACTGCTCTGCATTTAACCTACCATCAATAAAGATAGAATCAGGATATTTCTCAGCTTCTGTTAACCAGTTCTCAAACATCACCTTTCTTGCTTCCATATTATCAAAGCATGAAAACATGACAGGACTTTTGAGAGATTCACTGTCATACCTGTCAGGCATCATAGTAATTCTCTCATATCCAGCAAAGTCCTTTACTATATCTCTCATAGCAGTAACTTTGAGCTTTCCAATATCTTCGATTCTGAAAAGTTGTCCAGCCATATTTACTTCTTCAACTTTATCGAAGTCATATAGTATGATGTATGAGGACGGTGGTAGCATTCTTGACAGAAATAAAGTCAGCCAGCTACCAATTCCACCTGCACCTCCGATAATGATAGGAATGACGAACTTATCCATCTTCTCAAACCATGAAGCATCACGGAATCTTGATTTTTTCACATCTATCATCTCATTTCCCTTTCCATCTTTTCAAGTTGATCTGCAATACTCTTCTCATCATCGTTATCATCATCAGAACTGTCGTATCCGAGTATGAAATGATCGAAAGTCTCTTCAAGATTCCTGACTACATCAGCAAGTATAGGAAGTCCCTCATACTTTTTGATACACATTATCACCTCTTTTATTACGGTGATATACTCATCAGGTTCCAGTTGCTGATCGAAATAGGAATCAATCACTTTCTCGATATGATTCAGAAGATAATCATAATACAGGTCTGAAGCAGTTTCATCATCACTCATCTGGTTAGCGATATCATGAAGAATCTTATATACATTGCTTTCTGTTTTCAGATCAGTATCAAACATCAGAATGTTCTTTGTCAGACCTTCGATTTCCCAGCTTGTCATCTTATCAGGAATGATTTTGCTGTTGATAGGACGATGAGCAGGAAGATGACGCTGTTTTTCTGAGTTCCAACTGGTATGATGTTGGTTATATCCTCCCTGATATCCCGGATACTTCCAAGCTTGAGCTTTCTTCTTCTCAGCGTCAGCTTTCTTGACAATAGTATCCAGACGAGTAGAGAAAAATCCTCCCATCTCAGAATACATGATCTTCATGTTAATCACGACCATGTGTTTTTCCATAGTAGCTTTCTTGAAATGCTTGGTTTGACCAGCATCGTCGATGAAATTCATCTTGGATGTGATATGCATATCACTTAAGAAAACTACTTTAGCAGCATAATTTCCATCGAAACTGACAACCAGAGACAGGTAGTAGTTATGTTTATCTACATTGTCCTGAAGTTCTGACATATCAACTCCTGAGAAATATGCTTTACCACTGTGATGCGTATGAATATGACCTAATTTCATTTCCATAGCTTCCGGAATCTCATCAAACAGATCGACAATATCACCATCAGTCTCATAACTAGTTGATCCTGCTGTGCCAATGTCCATTAGAAAGATGTGTTTTGCTTCCAATTTGAAATCTTCGGGTTTGGAAGGATTACCCTTTAATACATCATAAAGCAGCATTCCGGACCATTCAGTGTTGCCACATCGGGCATGAAGGAATGTAATCTGCGATATGATATGAGGTGGTAGAATCAGACTACCTTTCTCCTCCATTTCATATAGCGGATACTCGGCTCTCTTCTCTACTTTCGCTGGTGTTCCCATGTTCTTCAAGTTTATCTGTTAATTTGAATAATATGTACTGTGCTATCTCTCTCATGATATTCGGTTCAGGACAAAATCTCATACCTTCTATTGCAGAAGTCGGATTGAAATTAGTCAGTCTAGGACGGACGTATTTACCGTTCAAATAGACAGGAACAAGATTTTTTAGCTTCTCCTGTGCATCTGCAAGAATTAAACTAGGTATGAGTTCTGTTTCACTTCCGACTGAATAAAACTCTTTCAGTTCCATCTTACGAGTGTACAAAGGCAAACTGTATCTTCTTCCTATATCTCTTATAGTATTGTTGTCAAAAAGCTCTATGAATTTATCGTAGAACTTATCATAGTCAACAACAAACCTTAATACTCCACCTTGATTAGTAAGAGAAAAGCATTCAGAAAAATAGGCGAATTTTAAGGGAGTAGCGTTGATATGTCCAATCAATTCTGTGAGATATTCTTCTGGTACATATCTATCTTTTCCTATAATATTCTTCTCAATTGTAACACGACTTCCGAAATTTTTGATATTCTCCATTTTATAATGAGGACCACCTTCCAGTGATTCCCATTGTATAAAATTGTAGATTCTGAAGATTATCTCATGAACTTCAAATTCATTTAGTTCTTCTCTGTCCATACTACTATACGACACACCTCCTGTACAGAAGCTTGTGAAGTTAGAAAGACCGCTTGTTAAATGAGAGTGTCGATAGTTTGCACGAGCATCTTCAGGAGTAAAAGCCATTCTCATTCCACTGAGACCTCCAATCATTTTATGTACCATTCCCTGATAATGATTACCCTGAGTAGTTACCATCAATTCTTCTATCTCATGTTTCATTTCAATAGAATTTGTGATAGTGACATTAGAGAATTTCATTAACAAACAATAGGTACTAGTAAGTCTGCTGAAAATATCGTTACTCGGCCTTCCAAAGACATAGAAAATATCAAACTCATCAGGAGGAAGTGCTTTAGAGACAATTTCATTAAGTCTCTTCACAAACTGTTCTACCTCAATAAACCTTTCGATGAACTTCTGCCTGACAAGTTTGATATTAGAATAGCTTAAGTTTTCCCTTCGTTTAAGCTTCCATTTTCTACCTCTGGAATTTATGAATTCTTCTTTATCAATTATGATAAAACTGTCTGAGTCAACATCTCTTTTTCTTTCCTTGTACGCATAACTGATCTGATAATTCCAGATTCTTGTCATATCTCTACGAGTCCTGATCTTCTCTTGTCCTGATATTTTGTTCCTTATCCCATCTCTGTTAACTACAAGACGTTTCATGTTTTTATCAAAAACAAATGCATTTTCTACAAAGACACTTTCGTCTCCGCTTCTCCTTCGCCTAGTATAACTATGATATCGTAAGAAACAGTCTTTTACTTTATGCTCACCTTCTACATCAAAATGGAAGAAATTATAACAGTGTTCACCTGCATTGGGATCGGCTAAAATGATCAGATCATTTTTGGTAATGACCATTTCTTTAGCAAAAACGCTTCTCTTATACTCAAGACTCTCATTCTGTAAATGCAACTTCATTCTAAGCCTGTCTTCTCTGATCTTCTTACGTCTTTCTTCAGGAATAGGTATAGGTTCTGCTGGTGGAACTTGAGTTCCCTCAACATTCACTGTAACTTGATCAGTGGTAGGAGGAACAGAAACATACGTTGTTCCGGTTGTGGAATTATTGCTTGTCGTGTATGTTATACCTGTTGTACTATCAGTATCGACAACCAAGTTTCCTGTGGTTTCATAATGTGTCACAACGTCATTTGGAGTTGGATTATTACTTCTTAAATCATTAACGATTTCTCTCAGAGCTTCTACAGTAAGAGGCTCATAAGTATTTTGGGTTTCATCTGCTTCTGCTTCTGCTTCTGCCTCATTGATAGACTCCGAAGTCTGACGCATGAATTCTTCTCTTTCAGTCTCTTCCATATTTATCAATTTTAAAAAAGAAGGTGTAAAAGATTTCTCTTCTACACCTTCTTCCCACATTTAGAACAGAAATTGTATCAGTCGATATACGTTGCCTGACTCCTGCTGGTCCGAAGCTTCCGATGGATTTCCTTTGCCTCTTTCTCAAGTTCTTCGGCAGTGTATTCCAGAATTGACGGAACACCTTGACCTGAGCTGATTGCATTCAGGACGATTTCATCAACAGCCTTGTTGATTCTCTCCCTTGCACCTTCGATAATTTCGATAGGATCAACAGGTTTCGGATCAGCCTTCTTCTTTCCGAAGAGACCTTTCTTCTTCTTTTTCTCAGGAACAGCAGCTTTCTTTGCAGGAGCAGCTTTCTTGGCTGCTGGTTTGGGAGCAGCTTTTGTAGCAGGCTTGCTTTTCTGCCTACGATAGTAGTCCTTCAACCTTCTCCGAAGGTCTTCAGTACCACCCTGCATATTCAGGCTGCAACCTTTGTTCCTGTTCAGCCAGCTCATGTGACTCCTCAGTTCATTGTAGTTGGCTGCATTGATGTCGTCCAGCTTCTCGACACCACCATCGGTTTTACGTCCACTCTTGACCTTTTCAGGGACAAGAAACAGAACAAAGTCTCCTTGCGGAAGGACTGCATCGTCCATCTGAAGGGTTGCTTTAGTGGATCGTTCCACCACCCTCATTCCGGACCATTTGACTTGGCGCATCTCTTTTTTGAGTTCACCAAAGGTTCTTGCATCGGACTGATGCTTGATCAAATCCTTCTGCGAGGTTAGTTTTATTACGACTTCTCTCATGATTGAATGTTTTTGTTTTGAACATCTATTAACTTCAAGTTGAAAACGAGTTTACGATCCTCCTTGTTATCAATGAAGTGATAACGAGTTCGTCCGCTTTCCTGTACATAATCCGGATTGTCGTCCGGAATGATATTAGACTCTTGTAAAGCATCCTCAAACCATTTCGTCCATAGCCATAGATTACTCACGTCAGGCATTTTGCCTCTACGTACTTCGTAAATATCTAATGAAACGGATAACTTGTGGGAGGAGCCAACAAAAATGTGATTGTTCAGCTCTTTGATTTGCTTGTCAGTAATCTGCTGTTTGATGTACTTAGATAAATATCTGTGATAGTACTCAGTAATTTTTGATCTTAACCTGTAATGCATTGTAGCATTGTACAATCCTTGACCATTGATGGTCCAGTATCTCATCCTTCCGGATTTCCTTGACTTCTTCGCTATGACATACCTGTACTCAAAGTTAGGAACAGTAATTTGTATGTCCTTCATTCTTAAGGAACTGTGTTACAAGTTTATCAAACTCTTTTGAGCTGTACTCTTTTACAAAATCAGAAGGGTCTTTCGGTTCACCAACAGGATTGTGGGTAAATGGTAAATTGAACTTCTCTGCAAAACCTTTTGCGCCATCTATTCCACCTTCATCGTTATCAAACCAGACATAAATGTTACTGAATCTTTTTTTCAGCTTTTCCATTACCTGTTCCGGAATAAACGAATGCTCATTGTTTGGAGCTATAGCCCAATAACCAAGCATGTTAAAGGTCAAAATGTCCTTATAAGACTTGGTTATGAACAGAATATCCTGTTTGTTCTTAGGAAGTAGAGTCCATCCTTGTACGATGGTGTTATTGACATTGGTTATAAAGCGATATCTTCCTTTTGTCTGAGGAAAGTAAAGCTTTCTCCTAAATACTCCTTTGTGCCAGTAGTATTCAAACGAATAAGCAAGTTGATAAGGATTGACACGGTAAAAAGCATTGTCCTTAAACCTGCTATCAATTCTGTAGCTTGCTATCGAATAAATCTTATGGTATTTAAGTAGTAGAGGAGGGATTTCATATTGCGCCCAATACTCTCTGTCAAGCTTAGTCCATCTTCGAGGTTCAATCTCTATAATGGTAGGTTGACGTTCAAACTGCTTCACATCGAAGTGTACCTTCTCAGGTGTCTCCATTGAAGCATTGACTCCGATGGAAGCAGAAGAACCTAAACCAAGACCGAAGTCCTGATTTATGATGCTAAGTGCGCCCTGAAAATCTGTATTAAACTTTCTCGCAATATAATCAAATACTCTATATCCTTGTGGTTCACCGAAATCCTTGTAAAGTAAGTCTCCTTCCCACATTATAATATGGCACGACGGTCTGGTATCTTTACGAAATTCACTCTTAAACATTCTGTCAATTGCTGAAAAGTTCTTACAGTATGCCTGAAATAACTGATAGCTGTCAACGTGTTTAAGAATGTTTTCTTTCGTAAGTCTTTTTTCAGACGGTGTAAATGCCATATTAAATACTAAAACGGGTCGTCGCCTTTCTTTCCTTCTTCTTCAGCACCACCTGTATCAGGTCGTGTGGAAGGCTCACTCCACTCTGCGAAAGCGAAGGAGTTTTGATAATCCTCTTTAATGGCATAACCATTAGAGGTTTGGTTCCTTACATGAGATTCCCAATAGTTTGTCCGCTTATTTGAAGCACGATCAAAATACTTATTGTAGACGCTCTGATACTTACCGTCACGAACAGTAAGAAGAACCCGAACTTCGTTATCTGCATTACCTGCAAGAAGACCATGAAGTTCAGAATAGTCTTCATCAAAGATAGCAAGAAAATTGTCCATCTTTGCCTCATCATCCGGTCCAATGTTCAGCCAATTTACAAGGAACAAATGTAAGTCAGCTTCACCTACATGACTTCTACGAGCAGTCTCGTGTTTGAACCATGTAAGACCTGTTGGTGGATTCTCAGGGTCTCCCTGAGCAGACCAAGCGGTACGACCAAAATCATTGATCCACTCGGACTTATCTCCTTCCCTATTCACCCTATACTGATTTTCGAGGAAGAAAGCGACCTTGGTCATGATCTTCTCACCTTCAGGGCTTTCACCGTGAAGATGGAAGTCAAGTCTCAGTTTCTTCACTTCCTCTTCGACAGTCAGGTAGACAGGATCGTTTTGAGGTTTATAGCCCATCTCCTCCAACTGTGCTTTTGTTGGATTGATAGCTACAACCTTCATGTTATGAAGTCCTGTATAGAGTTTGATCTCTCTGAATACCTTTTCGTCTGATTTGTTTGGATTAAACGCCATAATTTTTAGTGAATTTTATACGGTTGAAAAATAGGATTACCCCTCATAGTACCCGTTGATCGTCTCAACTACTTTCGCAAGATCATTTGGGACATGGAGGGTAGCGAACATCCCTTTTGGAGATTTCGCAGTGGTTGTTCCATCATTTTGGGTGATAAAGGTATATTCTAATCCGTTCTTTTCCTTATTTTTTTGAACATCTGTAAAAAGCACAACTGTAAATAATCCTTCGAGAGTAACTTTGTCATCAAGCAATTTTCCGATTGTCTTTATCTTTCTCTTTGGCTGGAAGTTCTCGGTAATGATCTCATCATGGCTCAGAAACACAACTTTCAAGTCTGCTCTTAGACTCTTAGCTGCATTGATCACGTCCCAAACATGCTTTGCAATATCTGTAAACTTCTGCCAACCAGATTCATTCGCCCTGTTCATAAACTCAGTGGACATAATGTACTGGAAATCATCTATTACGATTTGCTTAATTTCAGGACGGTTCTCATTGATATACTTGAGAACCTTCACAATCTGAGCTGAATCATGACTGATTAGAAAATTACCGCCTTCTTGGATTCCTGTCTTGTAATTCTGCTTCCACCCTCGAAAAGGAAGCGGTTTATCAATGATACCAATGATAACCGTTTCCTTAGGATCGAGAGTTTCTACGGAAGTCGATTTACCAGTTCCGGTTTGTCCTACTACTGCAATAATTTCGCTCATGTTTTAAAAGTTAAAACCAGAAAATCTGATAAGATAGTCTTCCAGACCCGTGCCGTAAGCATCAGTCGGGTTGTATCCATACTCAAAATATTTCATCACTCCTCCTGCACCAGCTAAATGTGCTGCTGCAAGCAGACCGCTTTTAGTGATTTCAACACCACGGATGGTTATTCCGTTGTACTGATGAATTATTTCTCGTAAGTGTTGCTCGTTTTTGGTCAGAAGACGAATCATAGCGGTGTCTTGTTCCACCTCTGACCAAACCAAAGGGTTACGCATGAAATCTGTAAAGGATATATTTCCAAATCCACAAGATTTACGTGCGAGATAGCCAAACTGATACTTTCCTATATAACCAAAACGGTTATATGCTTTAGGATTACCTCTTGATTCTGAGTAAGCTACAGCCTCAAGGAATTTTTCAAGTTCCTCTTGTCTCCTTTTCTCATCCAATCGAATTTGCATAAGTATTCTATACTCATCAATTTTTTCATTGGATAAGTCAGGAGCATAAGAAATTTGAGAGAAAGTAAACAGCACAATGATCAGTAAGAATAGCTTTCTTCTTTTCATAATGGTTGTTTTCGTTCGACATCAATCATAGTCCAAGACCTGATTGTATTTCAAGTTGTTCCTCATTTTTGCAATAAACGGTTCGGTCTCACGAGTCTTAATGAAGTGGAAATATATTATTCCTTCGACAGGTAAATCCTGAGGACCGTATGCCCTGAGGTTCAACAATTCGGGACGATGTGCTATCATAAAAATATCTGAATACTGATATAGCGCATCAGCCCCAAAAACATCCGATTTCTGTGGGTAGTGAAGGTTCTTGTTCTGTATTCTTTCTACAGCCTCAATCGCCCTATTCAACTGACTCACAATAATAAAGGATGCTTTTATTTTCTTCTTGAGTTCATTAAACATAGCAGCTAGTTCATATAGCACCTGATTTTGATTTTGCTCTCCGAACTTCTTGACTAATATTGAATGATCAAGAGTAACTAGAACTCCACGATCTATGTTACATTCCATTCCCATAGCGAAGTACTCAATTGTATTTTTGATCTCTTCTACTGTACCGGGAATATCTACATACCATAGTGGTAAGTCCTTAATACTTTCTGCATAATTAACGGCTTCTTGATAAGTGTCTTGTTTAATATTTAAGTTAGGTTGCTCAGTATCTGCATTATAAATCTGCGTAGTCGTCATCTGCAATTTCTTGGAAATCTTTCTACCAACAAGCCTTCTTGCTATCATCTCAAAATTGAATGACAGCACTGCAAATTTCTCATTTGGGTTAAGAGCGAAAAGTCCACTTTCCAACTCATTGAGAATTGCAGTTTTACCACTACCTGACATTCCTGCGATAGTGATAATTGATCCCCATTCGATACCGTTCATTCCTGCTTTGTCAAACTTTCTCCACGGTGTCTTTAGGGATTTAATCTGATTATCCATTCTACCCCTGATGTAGCGCAATTCTTTCCTTGCTGCTTCCTCAAGGGATAACATGGGTAATATTCTAGACGATTGCTCTGCCATAATCTTTCCCTTCCTCTTTATTATTAGATGATCGTTCAGTAAGTGCTTCACACTCTGCACTTAGAGTCGAGCCTACACCACGTTTTTCAATGAAATAGTGTGCTAATTGCATATAGGCATATCCTTTAAGGGAAAATCTTTCTACGTAGTCTCTTGTAGCTTGGAATATCTGCTCTAGGGAATAGTCGTGAGTATTTACAAATTTAATCATTTTCTTGATAACTTCATCCTTATTGCCTCTGTATCTGAAACCTGCCGTGTTTACACCTTCGGGGAATATCTCCCTCCATGACTGAATCCACTGACCGACTTCCTTCGCTGTAGTTATCTTTTTCTTTGTTCCAACATGCTTTTTAAATAAATCTTCACCTGCTTTTCGTAAAGTAATATCTTCAGGGTCCTTACCATACCATTTGACCAATCCACTTGTCTCCAATTGTCTTACTCCACTTGAAAATTCCATGAAATTATCATCATATGCTATCTTCAGAAATTCAAATTGTTCTTCGTAGACAAGAATCAGGAGTACAAACTCGAAGAAAGTCATCGACGGTTGAAACTCCTCATATATTGTCAAGTATCTCTGATCAATCATGGTTATGAGATATTTAGGTGTTTGTACTGAAGTCGCACATCCTCCTCTTCAAGTGACGACAGAGTACTGAAGATGATGTCATCCTCAGTAAACTCTGTGTCAAATGTTTCATTAAGAATTTGGCATAACGTCCTGATATCCGGGATTTCTTCCGGAGTATAATCAACCTCAATGAGGCTAATCATCAGGTCCAACGTGAGGGATAGCGACTTTTGTTTTAATTTCAGACTTTCTATAATCGAAGTCATTTCTCAAAATAAAATCGCTGTTTAAATACACTGCTTCACTCAAGTCAAACTTCTTAGTCATATTCTTGAACCACTTGTCGCTTTGAGTTCCGGGAACCCTGATGATCCACATGTCAGCGTGTTCATCAACAGCAAGCCTGTCAAGCCTACCCTTTTTCTGTTTAGACTTGGTTGCAGAGCCAATATATGACTCCATTATCGCATGAGTTGCACCTACAAGATTTAACCCAAGCGTAAGAGAATTACAGCTACCAAGCTCCTTGATCCTTCCGTCGTTGAATTTCTCGATTAACTGAGCATTCAATTTATCGGAGTTCTTGGAGTGAACTGTATATTTACTGATCTTATCAGCTTGAGCTGTAAACTCAGAGAACACAAGTACTTTAGCGTTGGGCATCTCTGCTCTGATTCCACCACTGATACGTTTTGCTATTCTTCCTGTCGAAGGTAAGTTCAACAGAAAGTTCTTTCTTGCTTTAATAGCATTCATATATACAGCAGCAGCACCTTTCTGCTGAGTTGTACCTCTGCCTTGCCAAAACCACAATCTTGCATCACGGAACCAGTCAGTAGAGCCTTGAGCCATCATGAGTTCCTGACCTTTCTTCATTCTTTCGGTCAGATAATCGTAATACTCTTTCTCTCCTCTTTCATAGTCTTTACCTCTGTATGTGACAATGATTCTGTCTTCATCTGAGAGGTTGTGATTTACGATAAAGAATCTGGTCTTGTTTATCAGACCATCTTCTGCGGAATTGTAGTACTCATATACGATAGGACAAAATCTATCGTAATAGATTTGCTTGTCATTATCGTCAGTAATATCATGGGTTGCAGTCAATCCGAGAATATACTTGAACTCGTTGTTTTCAAGCAACTTACTATATTCCGGGGTCATGATGGTATGAATCTCGTCAAGAATAACGAAATCATACTTACGATCAGTCCATTTATAGCAGGTTTGAATATTCTCCATTTCAATATTGAGAGTCCTTGAAGGTCTCTCACCATCGTAATCAATTGTCCACAATCCATCTCTCCACGGTTCAAATCCCCATTTAACCAGTTCATCATACCAGTTTTTCTTGAGGTTTGTTCGTGGTGAGGTTATCAGGACATTTGTTATATCATCCTGATCATGGATGAACAGCGTGGCTGCTCTACTTTTACCTGTGCCGGTTTCAAGACATAATGTACCTATACTACCAGCATCGACGAATGCTTTCAAAGCCTTGCTCTGTAGCTCGTCTTTAAGTTTATCTATCATAAATTTTCCTGTGAAATATTCTTATAGCCCATTTGTTTAAGTTCGCTTCTGTTATATAATCTCTCTATCTCTAAACCCTCAGCAATGACCTGTTGTTCGGTCATCTTCCAACCAAGAACCTCTCCTCCGGGATTGATTCCCAGATCATGCGCTTTTGTTACAGCTTCATGAAAATTAGAAGCTCTTACAATAGTGCATCCGAGGTTAAGGTTCAGATCAGGGTCTCTGAACGATAACCATGTATACATCATTTAGATTAGGTTTTTGAGTTATTAAATGCTTCGTCACAAATACAAGAGGAAATCTTCATATGGCAATGAGGACAGATACCCTTTCGTTTAGCCTCCTTTCTTCTTTGATACTCCTGTTCGTAAATCTTCTCATCTGCTTTCATCATTTTGTATTTTTAATGGTAGCAAGACGACCTTCGAGCTTTCTTTGAGCTTCAGGGTTTCCTTCAAAACGGAAATACTGTTGTTCAAGTCGTCTGATCTTTTTCACGGTAGATTTTTCTTTCGCCATAATCAGTTAGTTATAATTCAAAATATTGATCTGCCAGCTTATTATACTCGTACAAAGGTAGTCCCATTTTTCTTGCGATCTTCCTTATCCTTAAGTTGTTGATTGTACGTGCAGTAAACATGCACACTCCAACAGACACAAGCACAAAAGCAAAAATGTAGGTTGGTATTGCAATAAAAGTTCTCATGGGTTTTCCGGTAAAGTCACTGACGACAGTCCCAACGAAACCTATGATAAAAGAAATAGCAAGAATCCATACCACAATCCTGCTGATTGCGACTTTTGGAACTAAATCTTTGTTAGTCCCTTCTTTGGAGAAATGCTTGTAAATAAATACAACAAATCTTCCGGGGGGATACTTGTTGTAGACTGCTAGGAATTCTTCTCTTGTGATACTCATGGTAATATATTTAAGTGTCCATTGTTCTCTAATACTCCTATAATGGCAGCAGCTATGATCAGGATTATGACTATAATTATTGTCCAATCCATACCATCTCTCCACCTCTGCTCTTTAGTCCTCTTAATCATTGAATTCTCCCATTGCATGTTGAAAATCTGGTTCATCTGGATAACATTCCGGTCTCCCTTCAGTATAAATTATCCCATTTCTCACATAAATGAAGTCAGGATAAGGCATTCCGGGTTCCCAAAACTTATCACGAAAACATCCACAGACAACACACTCATGGGTTTCAATACAATGCTTACGAGCATCTATCTCTTTCCATTTGTGTTTGATCATATCCGTCCGTGTTCTTCCATGTGGCAGTTTCTACAGAGAGTAATCATATCTTCATCAGCAGCTTCCCATGGTAAACCATTATATCTTATATGGTGTACATGCAGGGGATTAAGCGCACCCGTAGGTGGGTCAAGCTTACAATGAGGATCATGTTTACCATTACCTTGCTGTCCACATTTTTGACAGGTGTAATTATCTCTTTCAAGGATTTCTCTGCGTCTTTCTTTCCACTCAGGGGTTTCTAATAATTTGAAATATCTCTCACTGTTTGCCCGTTTTGCTTTCTTGGACAATTTCTTCTTCTTCTTTCTCACGATTAGAACAGTTTTCGTTGACCGTCATCGACAGCATACCTGATTCTGTTTGCTCTTGCGATATAATAGTTATAATCTATACCATACTCTTCCATCGGTGCTTCATAATACCTGTTGAATATCTTACACGTTTTACCTGCTTCCAATGATATTATTCTACCATCTTCTTTATGTCTTTTCGTGAGTGAACCACCTGTACGGGACATATAATACCTAATTGTACGTTGCTGTACGTCGTCGACCTGTCTCTGGTTATGAATATAACTGTAAACAATGTTCCAATCTTTTCTCGCTCTAAATCCAATTCCAAAGTCATAGATATTATCATGATTGCGAATAAAATCTTCAATTGGTATATCTTCAAAATAATATGCATGAAGTGCTTTAGGGACTACACGCATGGACCAGTTCTTATTGTATGCTACTGCTCCATTCTGCGTGGGTATAATCTCAAAACAACCCTTAGGTTTAATATATCCATCAGTTGTTCTTGCAAGATAATTATTTACATCTCTAATAATCATATCACTGTACTCAGCATACTCAAGGACCATCCCTGTTCTCTTTTCCCAAGCAAGACAGATATTTCTCACAGCATCTTCATCTTGTCTTGGGATCATAACCGTAATACCATCGGTATTGGCCTGAAGCATTGTCAGATTCTTGATACTATCAACCAGCCATTCTGACAGCATAGCCAGCAGTAGTTGACCATTGATAGTTATTCGCATGGTATACATAGGATCATAAAATAATGAATACTGGTCATTTGATTTACCGTATACACCATTTAATGCTAGTTTAAGTCCAGAATTTACCGGCTTATTACCTTCTTTTTTGGCTTTCATTCTGGTATCGAATAATTCCTTATACACCTCTGAGAATGTTTGTCCGAGGTGTTGAGGATAAAAACCATGTTGTATAGCCAAAGCAGGGTAATATGCTGCTACATCAATATCGAGGATCAGCATATCCTCTGTAGACTTATACACTCCTGATTCTATGCAACCATGAATACCACCAACACCGAAATCATACTTGAATCCTTTATAGATTGCTGATTTCTCAAATGGTTTGTAAGTGGTATATACAGTGGTTTCTTTGAAGAAGTCATGTATCTCTCTGAGTTCTTTGCTTTCAAAGTATATATAAGGTAGGAGACATTTGCCAAGATCAATCTCTCTGCGATATGTCCGTAAATCTTTTACAGCATTGTAGTGTACATTCTTCTTTCGTGCGATCTGTCTACCGAAAATCTCTTGTCCGATTTTAGGATCATTATAATTTCTTAGTTGCAGATTGTAAGTTGCAGATAGCATCTTACGCAATTCTACCATGTCTGCGCTTAAATGATAAAACTTATGAGTTGAAGCGGTATCATTATGATTATAGCTTAGAATCTCTGGAATCTCATCTTCTGTAACCCAATGGTCATGCTCGAATGGCATATCCTGAACGTTTGGGTAGTTGATAGCTATTTGTACAGCCTTAAGGGAAGTTCTCTTTGCTTTGTTATCGAAGTGATGTATCCTGAATAAATCTAATTGCGGTATCATCTCTTTCCACTCCGGTATAGCTGAATATTCTTCTTTTAAAATCCTTTGTGATTCCCAATGCATCATTTCTAATATCTTAGCTACACGTACATTTGCACCAGCATGACGATGCGCATCTATCGTGTTAATGAAGAAATGTAAAAGTGGGTAATCATAATTTACATTGTTAAATCCAATCAGTCCTGCTACCTCAGTCATTAAGAAATCGAAGTAAACATCAATGTCATTTCTGCTTTCGTGAATTACAAATACTCTTATATCCTCAATATCATCTCTGTTAATAAATACGCCTGAATGAAAGTTTTCTAGTTGCTCTAGGTCGTAGACCCACACTTTCTTTTTCATAAGCTTATAGATTAGAGAGTTAAAAAGGAGCATCCCCGAAGGGACACTCCTATAAAGTTATGAAATTTGAAGAGAAAAGCTACTTCTACTTCTTGGTATCAGCAGCCTCCTTGAAGTCGGCAATGGCAGGATCGACAGCAGTTACAGCATCGGTGTCATGCTGAATCAGTCTGTCGGTGATATCGCTACCCTCAGGTACGACTTCAGTTTTCCACATGATCGTCTCTCCATTCTTCTTCAGAACCTCTCCGGTGGTGGGATTGATCTTCTCCCTGTAACCCAGTTCTTCACCGAGTTCACTTTCGAGTTTTTCCAGAGTTACAATCCTGTGGGGAGCTACGGCAACAGAATAATCTGAGCCTTCCCTCAGCTTGTATTCGGCAATGGTTGCCTCAAGGTCTTCAATTGAACCCACGATGAATCCAACCTTGTTCCTCTTGTTCAGGAACCCGTTGGAAAGGGTTACAACTGTCGACATCAGCATCAAGCTGCCGAATTCAGGCTTGTTTGAATTGATACGAATCAGACCGTTGGCGGTCAGCTCGTTTCCTTCTTTCTCATTCCATTTTGTCACAACACATTTCATGATTTCTCAATTTTAAGTTAAACATCTAAATAAAAGTCAAGATGTAATGTCTACCATGTACAAAGGCGTGTTGAGTTATTTTTACTCTTACACTGCACAATCTCCTATAGCTTCTATTACATAGAGAGGTGGGAGAGAGTCGAACTCTCCTACACGATCTAACTACAATTAAATACTGTTACATGGCAAGAACAGGATCGTGCGTCACCGTCCACCTCATAACATAGAGGAGCGCAGAGGAGTCGAACCTCTGTGTATAAATCCTTTCCAATCTATCTGCCGATAGTCAGTGGATCGCAAGGTATTACATCACTTCACTTAACATCATTCAGTCGTTTATTATACTTTATAGGGATACATAGGTACGGAACCTATGCCCAACTGTATCATATGTAAGGAGAGGTGAATTGGAATTTCAACCATTAACTCACTCGGATAAATACTGATCCCTTCGCTCCGGGATGACAGTTTACTTGGGTGGAAGAAGTGAAACTGCCAAAACTTCTTTGCAGATTGGAACCACAATATTTGTCAGGATATGATATCTACGGCTATCACATCCAATCCATCATATCGTCAAGATCAAAATGAGAGTCAATTGCATTATCTGCTTGGTGTTTGATCTTGATGTTTTGCTCTGGAAGAACAAATTTGAAATTCTTAGGCTTTTTACCAATAGGAACAATCTGATCTATTGTTGTGATCGGACTGTTACATTGACATAAAAACTTAATAGCTTCAAAAACGTCAGTAAACCTCATGTTCTTGATCTCAGTCAAGTACTCAGGTTCGCAATCGTGGTCATCAATCATTCTCGTAGGATCGCCATAGTATTCCACTACTATGACGGAAGGTGGCTTTTTGGTTTCCATCTGCACTTCAATTTAAAGGATTAGTATTCAGTTCATCATAATCTCCGAAATTTCCTTATCTAACTGATCCTTAATATCTTCCTCTCTTATCAACACAGTCTTCTCATAGAAATCTTCTTCTTCAAGAAAATCTACTATGTCTCCACGGCCTGTTAAACGAGCTACCATAATTACATTGTATTTGGTAATTCTCATGTACACATGGGTAAATCCATATTTCATGTAGAAATATCTCATTGTTCCAAGCTCTATGTCAATTGTCAAAGGATAGGCTATTAAGGCTTGATTCTTCCATACCGACTCACTGTATTTCAGAAAGAATTTCTTAAAAAACCTATTCCACCACCAGTTTCTACGCCTATATTCAGGCTTTAATTTTCTATTTGTTACTATCAGGTTTTGCATAGCTTTAATTTAGAGTTGAAAATGAAAAAACAGCGTGGCTACTGTCCTTCACCACGCTGTCTGTTAGTCGACGGAAACTTTGGTTGCATATACTACGTCCTCGAAGCCATCCACAATCTTTAAGGTTTTAATCTCAAAGGCTTTGGTATTCTTCAAATCTTTAGATAATTCACCTGTCGAAGCGTTGTAGAAGTTGAATTTCTCCTCTAACACCTTGACAACTACCATCATCGTATCATAGGCATTTGATCCCAATACATCACCGACTTCTACATCGGCTTCAGTATTGAAAGCATACCTTTTCAACTTTGTGGTGGATGCGTCAACCCTCTCGTTAGAATAAACTACTAAGATGGTTTTCATAATTACTCTAAATAAAAGATACGTTCTTCCAAGATAGTTTCTAACTCATTTACAGCACTATATGCACCTCTAATTATATCAGCATTCTCAGTGAGACGCTGTTTGATCACGAAATGATTGTAGTCCTGAGTTGAGTTGTAAAACCTGATAAATGCTGCGATCAACCGATTTGGAAGATATCCGGTTGCAGCATGACCAAGTTCAGGGATTGAAAGCAGGTCTACGATATGATTCATCATTGTCCGAAAACGAGAACGATCCACAATGTGATACCTGCCGAGCTTTATCAGACGTGCGATAGAAGCTCTGTTAGGAAGATTCATCGCAACCATAGCAATACCCTGAGGCTTGATACCGTAACGATTTATGCTCCTGTACAAATGCTTATAATCCTCAGTTAATTCAGCCCAAGCTTTGATGTAATCCATCAGAGTCCAAGGCTTTGAGGTATTGTTCATATCAGTCAAGAACTTTACAAGCTGCTCTTTCGTACCAACAATCTGATGCTTGAATACGATATGTTTACCAAGTGTGACAAGAGCCTCAAAAAGGTGTTGTCCATCAGCAATATATTCACGCATCACACCGTCTATAACGTCAGTTTTCACAATTATGACAAGACGGTTATTGCCATGTAGTGACACGGATTGGCGCATGATGGACGTATGACGATAGTCCAGCTCCCTATTTAATCCGTGAGGTAAACGATGAAACCTTTCGTAATCCAAGGTTTCTTGAATGTCATCTTTTCTCATGATTCCAATTTTAGTTTAAGAATATCTGTTTTATGAAAGTTTACTCAAATAAAAAGGGTGTAACGGCAGAAAGTATGGTGACGATCTGCCCATTACACCCACACTAGTCCAAAGACCAGCGACCAGTAGTTCTATTAAAGAAAAGCCACTTTCCCTAACTCGTATGAAGAAGCTACTGAGTACTAAATACAAAACTTGTCGATATGGATGGATTTAGTAATGCGATCTGCAACTCTTATCACCCTAAATGGTGATTTGAGAATGTCTTTTTGGTTCCAAATGCTCTTAAGTGCAGTCATTACAGGTAGTGGCACAAGTACCACATCGACTTTTTTCATAGCAAAGAACGTAAACCAATAATCAATTTCATCGGCACAACGTTCAGAGAGTGTCCATTCAAGCGAAACAGTCTTAAATTTACTGCTACGCTGAGGATGTGAAGTCTCGTCCACATCAAGCATCAATTTTATAGCCAAATCTGCGTCAACAGGAGGTATAATTGTACCATCAGTGAATCTAAATGGATGAGGAGAGCTAAAATTAGCAACCCTCAGTCCATTAGATAGTGTATGTATCCACTTATCCATTTTTTATTGCTTCTTCAACAGTATCAGGTAGACTTAAATAAAATGTTCCATTTAATATATCTACAATCTTAAGTTGATATTTAATACTGAGCCATAAAGGTCTCTTTTGTCTATGTTCCCAATCTGAAAGATAATTATGTGATCCAGTACCATATCCTCTTGTTTTCTTAGTCTGACGAGATTTCTCTTCTTTAGTGAGTACATCACGATTAGCTAAGAAATGTACTTCAATGTGAGTTGTTGGTTCGTCGAACATAGGAACGTGGATGTCTGATCCAAAGTAAAGACCACAGTTTGATCCACGATACCTATAGGTCATTTTGTACTTACCTTTGATTACATGATCTTTACATTGATCTCTACAAAGATTATCTACTATTGTATTGATTTCTTCAATTACTTGATGAAGTATTCCATCTGCGGTCATTCTCATTTTAATACCTTCCCATAGAAGGTTGTAATGTTCTTCTGAAGTTCTTGAGTTCATATCGCTACAGTTTTAAATTAAACAAAAAGGAGAGAAGATCAGCACCTTGTACCGTCTCCTCTCCCAAACCAGCGTTTGTTGAACGCTATTCGTCTTCCTCAGGGAATAGTTTATCCCAACATTCTCCACAAATGCCGGTTTTGATCAGTTCCCTTTCGGCAGCATCCAGATAATTGAATGCAACCTGAAGATGTTTTCCTTTTTTCCAATCTACATAATCTCGCATATCTATTTTTAGAGTATGCAATGTATGACATTCTACACATACAATAGGTAGTGGTGTGAGTATCTTACCCTTAGTTAGGGTTTCTCGCATGTTTTCTGGTGATTCCATAACGCTTGTTAAATTGTTCTTGTGTAACTGAGTCTATAGGTATGTTGAGGTTAAATGCAACCTCAGCAACAAATTCTCGATTCTCAGGATTTGCAATGTGATCTTTCCAAAGAACACCGTCAATGCAAGGAAGTTTCTCTTCTTCATGTTTTTCAACATGAATATATTCAGGATAATCTGGCAGATGATTATGCATTGCAACTTTGATTGCGCCACGAATAATCATGACGCAACCAATTGCAATGAGTAAACCAGTAAATCCTCTATTGATCTTATCTCCGAGAGTTCTACGTTCCATTATGTAGTAATTTCATGGTCCTCTTCAAAGAGATCGTCCGGAAGTGAGTTTACAATGTGTATACGCTTGTATTCATCGTGTGTACCTTTTGGAAAGGTATTCACATAGGAATCCAGAGCCATAATCTTCTCACGGACAATTTCACGTTTCACCTTGGATTTCAGGTACAACTGAGCTAACATGAGCTTATGGACAACGTTTTGTTCAACGCAGTGGTTCAGATGCTCACTCATTTGCTTTTCAGAGAGTGTACCGGCAAATATCTCTCTTGCATGGTCAACCATTGTAGAGAGCATTGCAATATTGTACATAATACGGTTGTCATCGGAACTTTCAAATGAACTGTTACGGATTTTGGTGTCTCCAATTTCGTTAATGGTATCATCCAATTCCAATTCTTGCTTTTTAAGCTTTGCGATCTTACGCATTGCTTTGTCAAATGTCATTTCTTTTGCCATGATTTTAAATGTTGATTTGTAATGTAAAAGCTATATTAGTTAAGATTTATTCGATTGTGATAAAGTCTATAAAGTGCTTGATAAACGGGGTTGAGTATAGTCACCTGATCATGAGCTACTTACAGCTATTGCAATGTCATTGTATCTATAACTGTCACTATAAAAACACCTGTCCAAGCTGCGACAGCAGCCTGGATCAGGTGTAACAGGATTAGAACTGAGGACTTAAGCCAACCTCAGCCAGCTTTTGAATCTCATAGTCCCTCACATCAAAGAAGTCGATTAAGGGTTTGTTCACATAAGCACCGTCCTCAGTGAATTCGACAGACCAGCCTTTCTTACTGGTTTTCATGAGGTCTAGCCCATCAGCAGGATACCACTTACATACAGGCTTACCAGCAAGCGGATGTTTTTCGGGGAAGCTCACATCCAAAACGAACATGATTCCAGCTTCACCGTTTTTGTTTCGCTTGCTGACCTCATTAATAACATTACCTTTAACTACATTTGCCATGATTTCTAGTATTTAATTAACAAAAAACGTTTACCAAATTAAGAGCCGGGTACAACCCAAACTCTCAAAAATTAGTGGGGGTTATTGTGAAATAGTCCACTCTTTCGAGTCCCTATAAAAATTCTAAAAATGGAAAAGGGTCCACGCTTTCGTTATGACCCGACTAAAAATTTTTTCCAAAAAAAATATTGTAACTTGCATTCATGCAGATTAAAAAGCCGAACCTTAAAGAGGTTGTCACTTATCTTACAACACTCTCTACGCTGCTTATGCTGGTCTTTGGAGTTTCTCTTACAAAGACGATAGGTGGATTTAAGGCTGTATTTCAAGCACCGGCAGAAATAGAAAAACTCTTCAAGTCAGACAGTGTATTTCAAGTCTTTCTTAAAGAGTCTGCTCACCATCATGAAATGGTGTGGGAGATGTTCAGGGTTATGACAGATGATGATGATACCCTAGAGTGGTACTATGTAACAGAAGAAGGCGCAGCGTTTGACGTGGATATACGCTCTACTGCGGAGGATGTCGAGTTTGCGTTTGTTTATCGGACGAACGAAATATTCCCTGTGTTTATCTCGACTGCCGACAACCGTAAGTATATTGTGAGGCATAACGGTGAGAATAAGGAGTACATGACGTATCTGTATAAGAGGTAATAGAACATGAGAGAGGGTATTTTTGCTTTTTATAAGAAAAAGAAAGAAGCAAAGAAAAAGAACAGGCGTGGGTAATTCCGTGTGATAGTGATCTGACGAAGTTAGATATTATTTTTTAAAGAATCAAGTCCCTACCTATCCTAGTGATGAAGCGATCTTCCTGCTTTCTTCTATTGTCTCAGGTTTCATGAGCGTTTGATGCAGGTATGATTATTTTGTACATTTGATGAGAAATATTACCCTAGACATAAAAATTTAAAGATATGGCAGATTTACCTCCCGTGTTTAAGAATGTCAACTATCCCTACAAAGATCAGCATGATACGTTTATAGCAAGAGGGTATCATTTGAACTTGCTAAGAGAAGCGATAGTAGAAAGACAAACTGGAATAAGCCTTCCCACACCTCTTCCTTGGGGTCAAACTACTGACATAGTACTTGGTCCGTCTGAAGAGATAGATGCTTGTACTATAAACTACAAAGCTACTTTTCCGAATTCTTCTCCGATTGGTGCGCAGTATGATGAGACAGGAACCCTTGAGGTTAATAACTCTTCTGAACACGCAAACAAACCAGCACTTAGCTGGACAAGAGAGTGTACCAATCATGGACAGGGATTTTCCGGAACTACCAGCGTTGGTATCAGTTTTCTGATAAGTGTAGTAGGTGGCAATCTGATTATGCGACTTACTAACAATGGATCAACCAATATGCAATTTGTTTATAACATCGTAAAAACTTTGAAACATGCTGACTAAAAGAGTAGTTCACGGAGGGATGGAAATCCTTGATGGTGACATCATTGTACAAGGTCTATACGGTATTTATACTGGTGGAGATTCTTCGATTGGTGGTACGTTTCAGGCTGTCGGTGCTTCAAGGTTCTTCAGTACGGTTCAGATAGATGACAAGATCACTCAAACCGCAGGTGGAATTGAGTTGAATGACAATAGCAGTCAACTAACGTATTCTGATGACATATTTCGTATAAAATTAGGTGCAGTAGGTAATGAGAATTATATGCGTTTCACTGATACTGATGGACTTGCACTTACTGGAAATAATCCAAGATTAGGATTAAATAATGCGAATCCTACTGTTATGATGGATGTAATTCCGTTGAATGCTGAACCTGTATTTTTTAGAACAAGAAGTGCGCAGGTTAATAATAATTTTGATCTGATAATGCGCCATAACAATACTCAACCTGCTTATGAAATAGGTCTTACATTTGAAACAAATCCGAATACCACTGCTGTTATGGAATCTGGAATAGTGTTTCATCGTGGTGGTGGAGGTGGATTTGGAAGTTATGTTGGTATAGTTGTAGGTCTTGAAGAATGGTTCAGAATCGACACAAGCGGTATAGTCAATGTTGGAAGGTCACATGCTTCTAATGCAGATTGGCATCTCTATGTTAATAATCAAAGTCGTGATTATGGGCAAGTTGCAAGATTCTATTCTCCACAATCATATACAGCTATAATCGAGGTTGCATCCAGAACAAATTATGATGCAGCAATACAATTTACAGAAAGTTCTACTCCCAAGTGGATGATTGGTAGTGATGAGTCTGGTACTTCATTTAATATTCAGCAGAACCCTAGCGGTACACCCGGAGCAGCAGCATTCACTGCTTTTGATAAAATGAGGATGAGAGCTAATTATACTGAGTTCAATACTCCAACAGGTCAGTTTCAAACATTATATGTTAATTCTCTTGATAGGGGTTCGAGTATAATGATAAAAGCTGGTGCAGGATATGATTCGTATATAGCTTTCAGAGAGAGTAATACTACTGAAGGTTTGGTAGGATACGATTCGTCCACAGGTAGAGTTAAGCTTACATCAGGAAGTAATTTTACAACTACAGGTGCTATTGAGATAGATGCTTCTAATGAAGTATATCTCTCAGCTCTTGCAGGATCAGGAACTCAGTTAATTGGTGTAGACACTACAGGAAAGATAATCTTAGACCCCGGTGATTATCATGAAACAGATGTGAATGTAAGTAATTCTCCTGTAAACCTTGTCTTTAACCGTTCAATTACTAGCAATTTTGATTATATGAATTGCTATTATGAGAACAGTACTTTTTTTGGAAGTTACAGGCATACTTATAATGTTGATCTTGATGGTATTGAGTCTCAGGGAAAAACAAAACAAGTTACAATTTATGCAAGACTCAGGATGAGTGGTATCAGTACCGCTAACATAACTCTAAATATTAGATCGAATTCAAACAATACTATTGCATCCTATGCAACAAGTAATGGTCTAGGTTCTGATCGAAGTGAATATGTAGCTTTCATCCTATATTGGGATACAAGTTACTGGTATCTGATAAGTATGTATGAAAGTATTGACAGAGCTATTTAAAAAGTTGTATATTTGAACTGAACTTCTTGCTTGTCACAATCGAGTTTTCTCATGATGAAAGCCTCTCTGTTCTAGAGGGGCTTTTTTCGTATAATATTTTTTCATAACTTTGACCTAACATTAAATGTTATGGATAAAGTATTTCGTTTAATCAGTATTCTCGATGAGCCTGTTGTAGTTAAGCTTATTTACCTTGACAGGCTTGTAAGATTCTATTCCAAGTTCCTCTCTACTTGGAGGACTGCTGGTGTTACCAGTGATGGAAAGGAAGTGCGTGTAAGGTTTATGATCACCAGTAAATATGGGTTTGAGAACTTTACTGAGCGTGTATTTCCTATTGAGGATATTGATAAGAGGATTGACTCTTACAAACGAAAGATTGCTACTGAGTTCAGAAAGCGTCACGAAAATCCTCGTATTCAAAGGAGTAAGGAAATATATAAATGGAAAAAATACATTGACGATGCCAAGATTCAAATGTAATGATCCAGAATGCGAATGTTATGGTATTGAAGAGTTAATACCTCATGTTAGGTTTATATGGAACGACAAGACGATGCGACTTGAAGCTGAAGAAGCTAACTGCTCAAAATGTGGTAGGCAACGGGAGGTGGTAAAGGAAAGCGGAAACATTGTCGTTCCTTATTTTAAGGCAGAGAATGCCAAGAACTATCAGAACAAAACGATAAGTAAGAATCCAAATAAGTTTAACTATTAAAAGGCTAAAAATGAGCGAGGAAGCAAAGATGACTCCCGATCAGCAAGCTAAGGCTGAAAAGGAATTTCGTAAAAGGCAAGCAATGGACCTTGCTGACTACAAAAAGCGTTTACGTGAAGGTAACGATCTGAAGAAGCTTCAGGTTGAAGAACTTGAACTTAACATTCGTTATTATCATGCGAAACGTGAGTGGTTTGATCTTCGAGAGAAGCTCGAACAACTCGACAACGAAGAACAGGAAGTGTTGGCACAAGAAGCAGCCAAACGAAAGCAAGAGGTTGAAAACCTTAGAAAAGAGGCAGCTAAGAAGAAGAAGGAAGTGGCGAAGAAGATTCCTGCACCTGAACAGGAAAAGCCCAAAATCATTATCCCTGAGCAGGGACAACCACGGGCTAAGTAAAATGTCGTACCTTTACTGAAATGGGTGAGGTGATAAAAATAAAGAATAGAGGCAACGAGATGATTGATCAGATCAAACTCTTGATCCAAAAATCATTTCCTCCTGCCCTTGGTATCTCTGTTAGTTACTTTGAAGGTGAAGACAAAGATACTAGCAGAAAGTACCTTGTCTTTAAAATGTCATCACCTGCTTTCAAGGTACTTTATCAGAAATCGAGAAGGCTAGGAGAAGGGGAGGCTTTTTTCGATATTGAATCTGATTTTGTAGGTTCCGTTCTTTCAGATTTCATTGTACTTGGTACAACATTTCTAACAAATAATGTTATGATCAAGATGATGAGTCAGAAAGAAGAATCTGATAATATCTTGAAACGCCCGTTCAGTAAGGGACGATTGAATAAGATCAATCTGAACTGATGCTGAAATTTGATATTGTTACTGAACCGGAGAAATATTTTCACCAGTTAATCGAGGTGTTGAGGGTATTTGCTCCATTTGACACGTTGAGAAAGAGGGAGAGAGATGTCTTTGGTGCATTGCTCTATCAACTTCATCTCATCGAAGAAAGAAATGAGCCACCTGAGAAACTGTTCGATTATCGTGTAAAAGAAGAAATTGCTTCTTCGGTGGGAATCTCTAAAGCGAATCTGTACAATATATATAAGGAACTCAGACAACATAATCTTCTTACTAAAAATGAAGTTAATCCTAAGTACAAGTTCAAATATCTCCAACATAAGGAAATTACCTTTAAGTTCAGGGGAAACTCCATTATTCCTGAAGGTATACCAAGTAACGCCACAGGAAAAGCAGAGGGCAATTGAAAATATGGAGGATATTGCTGAAAGATACCTATCTAAAGATAAGAAAGGTGTCAGAAGGTATATTATTCAATCTGAGGGTAACAGATTATATTTTGCGCTTATCGAAACTTCTACAGGTGCGAAAGTCAAAAAGATCGAAGAAACTGAAAGTAAAGTCTCTGCTCTTGACGAAGATGTAGATAAGTTGTTAGATGCCGAACATGAAAAAAGTTTGGATCAATATATTGCGGATCAGGAAGGTCAGTAATGAGAAGTAGCAGAACAAGAGCTATTATTAGGAAGATCGCAGAAGAAGAGAATCTCAGTATAAAGCAGATCGACGATATCGTCTACTCCTTTTTCAGATTCACTTCTAAACGAATGAAAGAAGGCGACAAGGCGACATATACTTTCAAGGATACCAGATTATTTAAGTTTGGAACCTTCAAAGTGAAGCCGGGAAGAAAAAACCAGCTTAGAAGAAGAGATGAAAAACTTAATGACTATTCAAAACGGAGTTCTGACAATCTCTCCGGAAGCAGTGATGATCAAAGAGTTCAAGAAAATCTGGACTAGAGATCGTTCTAATAAGAAAGAAAAGGCACTTAGGGAACTTGCATATATTTATCACATTGCTGATTATCAGTCGATTTACAGAAATTTCCATATTGATGTGAGAGACTCTAAGATTAAACTTGACCTTTTTGACGACAGGCAGTGGGACGCTGATAAAGAAGTACTGGCTGCGATTGAGAAATATAAGGAACTACAGACCACGCTTTCAATGCAACTACTTGATGATGTGGAGCTTGGTCTGACAAAACTCAGAGATTATTTCCGTGATGTTGATTTTGATGAGGATGAGAATGGTGTAGCTGCAAAGAATTTCATAAATAATGTGAAAGCTATGGGTGATGTTGTCAAAGGAATCAAATCTCTACGAGATGAAGTTGAAAAAGAACTGACAGATATGATGCAGCTCAGAGGAGGTTCAACAATTTCTAAACGTGAATTACCACCTGATAGAAGAGGTTAAAATAATTTGATATGTCAGAATTTAAAATTTTCAGTTTACTCCTAATAGTTCTTGTTATATGGGACGCAACAGGAGATGCATTACGTGCAAAAGGAAAACAAATTCCTCATCATCTACTTGAGTCAGTGAGCGTTGCACTCTGGCTTTTCTTGCTTGTAGCACTCGATAGAGAGTGGTTGAAATGGCATGACCGATTGATTGTTATGTACATTACTATTAGAATTGCTATCTTTGATGTAATATTTAATGTTATAAAGGGTAATAAATGGTCTTATGTGGGTGAAAGTTCGATCTACGGAAAACTGCTTTCGTGGTTTTCACTCAAGGTAAAAGAACCGGGACATCTAATATGGGTTATTAGAGTCATTGCCCTGATCTGGTGGGTTACATGGTTTTGGACAGATGGCGGATTCAGATAATAGAGAAAGAGAGCTACTTGAAGAAATTGCCATACGAAGAAATCAACTCCGACAGATCAACAGGGAGTTGAGTGACTTGATAAAAGAGTATGAGCGATATCGTAGTAGCAAAACCGTGGGGGAAAGAGGTTCCGAACCCGATTCGTAATTCTGAACAGCCTTATCTTAAATTTATCAACAGTGCTGTCTTTCAGGAAGAAGGAAGACATTTTCTAAAACATGGGTACTATACGTCAGCTCCGTTTGGGACCAAAGACTACGATGACTATTGGAATGAACAGGAGCGTAGAGTTCTTAGTGGATATTCCGTTGGCGGTGTCAGAATTACCGGAAGGCACTATTTTTACCTTAACTTTTGCCTTATCAAGGCAAGACCTATTGACCCTAATACGGGTGCTGAGAAGCAAGGCGAAAATCGGAAAATCATTACTTTACCTAGATTCCTCGATCATAACTATTACTGGTTCAACGAGTTTGAAAGGTGTGCTGCCGAGGGACCTCATCAGGGTAGTGATAAAAAGGGGATGATTATCGCCAAATCCCGTAGGAAAGGTTTTACATATCAGGTTACAGGAGGAGTTTACGGTTACAACTACAATTTCATACCAGCAAGTATGAATATTCTTGCTGCGTATGAGAAAGGACATTATAAGGTTACGCTTGACGGTATTCATTTTACGATCAACCACGTAAACCGAATCACAGATTGGGGAAAGAAGAAGGATAAACTCAATAAGCGTGATCACTTCAGAGCATCCTTCGTAATGAAGAATCAAGAAACCGGGATTGAAGTTGAAGACGGTTATATGTCAGAGATTCAAGCGGTTTCCTTCAAAGACAATCCGTTCAAATCCATTGGTGAATCCACCGATCTCATGGGATTTGAAGAAGCTGGTAAATTTGAACACCTCTTGACTGCCTACACCATCTCTGAACCAACATTCCGAGATGGTGATATTATGACAGGAGTTCCTCTGATATGGGGAACAGGTGGTGACATGGAAAGAGGTACAGCAGATTTTGCTGAAATGTTCTATAATCCTGAACCTTACGGACTTAGATCATATCAAAATATCTATGATGAAAACGCAACGGGAGAATGTGGTTGGTTCATAGATGATATGTGGTATTATCCGGGTTCTGTCACCAAAAAACACTTTATCAATGGTAAAGAAAAAGAAGTTATCATTCCGTTTGTTGATCAACAGGGTAATTCAAACCGGCAGGAAGCAGAGGAATCCTTGGATACCAAGAGGGACAAACGTCGAAAGGGTTCACGTTCTGCGTATAACAAATTTATCACACAGCAGCCGAAGAATCCAGCCGAAGCATTTCTCAGGGTACAAGGGACCATGTTCGATACGGTCAGGGCTTCAGCACGATTGTCGCACATCCTCACGAACAGGGCAAAATACATAGATAGTATATGGAGAGCAAATCTCACGGTTGATCCTTTAAACCAGAGAATTAAGTTTGAGTATAATACTGAAGCTAGTCCTCTGTACGAATTTCCCATCAAAGACAATAAGCAAGCAGGAGCCATTGAGATATTCGAGCCTCCTGTTACAGATGAGGGTGGTGAGGTTATGAGAGGAAGGTATATAGCAGCGATTGACCCTTACGATGATGACGAATCTACCACAAATTCTGTTGGATCAATTCTTGTTCTTGATCTTCTCACAGATCGGATTGTCTGCCATTATAAAGGAAGACCTGCTACGGCTGATCAATTCTTTGAAACTTGTCGAAGAATTCTCAAATATTATAATGCAACTGCAAACTACGAACGAAACAAAAAAGGAATTTACGGGTATCTATATAATAAGTCACAGCTTCATTTGCTGATTGATGAACCTGAGATACTTAAAGATAAAGGAATTAGCAAGGCTAATACGTTCGGGAATAACTCAAAAGGAACCTACGGTTCAACCCCTGTTATTCTATACGGATTACAACGTGCAGTTCAGTGGATGTCCGCTACTGCGTATGGAGAAGAGGAAGGGTCAGAGGTAACGAATCTGGATAAAATCCGTTCGATACCTCTTTTAAACGAAATCATTGCATGGAATCCTCAGGATAACTTCGATGATATATCAGCACTAGTATTGCTGATGATCTATCGTGAGGATCGACTTCAGTATAAGAGACATATACACGAGAAAAGGGTGGAAGCTGTCACATCTGATCCATTTTTCAGCAGACATGTTGGAGGTAGCATAAATGGCTATAGTAACAAAAGTATAATGGATTTTATTAAGACAGAAAAGGTTAAGATTTCATAATTTTATAAAAACTTACATATCATGAGCGAACATTTCGGAACAGGTATAGGAAATACCCTCAAAAGAACTGCTCATTTTCCTTTTCAAAAGAAAGCTACAAGTAGTAAGAATAAACAATTTGTCATAGATTGTATTGAATCATCTGTTATGATGGCCTACAATACTGAGAACGGTTTAGTTCAGACTAAACGGACAATGTTTACAAACTACAATCTAAGAGCTGATATCTTAGATGAAAGGGATGTTGAACAAGCAGTAAACCCGTGGGGGATTAAAGGAGCTACCTTCCCTGCTAAAATGCAGAACTACCCTATTGCTAATCCAAAGATTGACCTCTTGATCGGAGAAGAATCTAAACGAAGATTTGATTGGAGAGTTACTGTTGTAAACCCGGATGCAGTCTCTGAAAAAGAAGAACATCAAAAAGATATGATTCATCAAATCATCTTAGGTGCTATTCAGGCAGAAGATTATGATGAACAAGAACTTCAGCAAGAACTTGAGAAATTTGGAAAGTGGAGTAAGTACGAGACTCAGGACCTTCGTGAGCGCAGGGCTACTCAATATCTTCAGTATCTATGGAAAGAACAGGAACTTTCAATCAAGTTTAACCGTGGATTTGAAGACGCTCTGGTTGCAGGTCAGGAAATCTATAACATTGATATTGTTGGTGGAGAACCTGTTGTCAGGAAGGTTGATCCTCTTGCACTTACTATTATTCGGTCAGGAGAATCTTATCAGATTGAGGATGCAGATATAATTATCGAAGATACTTATCAACCAATTCGTTGGGTTATAGATAATTACTACGATCATCTTTCTTCGTCAGAGATTGACAGGATTGAGAAAGGATATATCGGTCAAGGGACTAACGACAGAGATTTGGTCAAATACTATCCTTGGAGACCTGTTCAAAATCCTATTGGTATTGTAGGAGATACTTCCGGAGAACAGGGAACAGATTGGGATTATACCCTTTTTGATACCGATAATTTCAACACCAGAAACATAGCAGCTTATAATAACAATGGTGAGGTTCGTGTTGTAAAAGTTGTGTGGGTTTCTATGCGAAAGGTTGGTGAAGTTTCATGGTATGATGAAGACGATCAACTTCAGAAAAAACTTGTCGATGAAAACTATAAAGCAAAAGAAGAACTCGGAGAAAAAGTCGAGTGGTTTTGGGTTAACGAGTGGTGGGAAGGAACTCGAATTGCCGAAGACATCTACGTTAAGTGGGGTCCCAGACCTATTCAGTTTAGACGAATGGGGAACAAGAGTATCGGAGGTTCCGGTTACGTGGGTACAATCTACAACACAAACACTTCTCAGTCCCGATCCTTGATGGATCGAATGAAACCTTATCAGTATCTCTATAATGTATTCATGTACAGAACGGAACTTGCTTTTGCAAAGAGTAAAGGAAAGATTTCTGTGCTGGACACTTCCCGTATTCCGGATAATTGGGATATGGACAAGTGGATGTACTATGCTGAAATTCTTGGATGGGCGATTGAAGACCCGTTTAAAGAAGGTAACAAAGGTGCTGCTACAGGAAAACTTGCAGGTCAGATGAACCAGAACTCTAAGGTTCTTGATCTGGAAATGGGATCATATATTCAGCAGCATGTAATGATGCTTGAGTTTATCAAACGTGAACTCGGAGAAATTGCAGGTGTTACTGAACAGCGTCAGGGACAGATTTCTAATCGTGAGACTGTCGGAGGTATTGAGAGGGCTGTTACTCAATCTAGCCACATTACAGAGAAGTGGTTTATGATGCATGATAATACCAAGCTCAGAGTTCTCGAAACCTTACTCGAAACAGCTAAGTATGCTTGGAGAAATAAATCTCACGAAAAACTTCAGTATATCTCAGATGAGATGGCTTCGGTTATAACTGAGATTGACGGTCAGCAGTTCAATGAAGCAGATTACGGGATTATGATTTCTAATTCTACAAATGACGCTGAACTGATACAGACCATGAAGAGTCTTGCTCAAGCAGGTCTTCAGAATGATAAAATCAACTTCTCTGGTCTGATGGATATCTATTTATCTGAGTCCATGTCCAGCATCCGTAGGAAGATCGAGACTTACGAAGAAGAAGCGATCAACCGTCAACAGGAACAATTCCAGCAAGCTGAACAGACTAAGCAGCAAGCAATTCAAGCTGAAGCTGAAAGCAAACAGGCTGATCGTGAGCAGGATATGCAAAAAGTTCTTATCAATGCTGAGACTGATATTACAGTTGCTCAGATTGGTGCAAACGCTAAAAGAGACAATGGAGAGGCTGCTCTTGCTAATATTGATAGGCTTAAGAAAGAATGGGAAGAGATGAACCGTAAGTATAAGCTTGAAAATAAGAAGCTTACAGAAACTGTTCGTCATAACAAAGCTCAAGAGACCATTGATAAAAGAAAAGTAGCAAAAACAGCTAAACCAACTAAATAGGCTATACCAAATTGAGAATTATATCTAACAACTTGTGTTAGATATTTTATAAATCTAATTTTGTAAAAGAAGAAGAAAATGGCAGAAAAAGGCGAAGAACAAAGAGATCAACTCTTTGGAATGAATGTAGGAGACGGGTTAATCGAGGTTAATACCGAATCTGAAGAAACGGTAGAGAATACTACCGAAGAGACTAAAAAAGTAGAGAAACCTGTTGAAACACAGGCAGAAGCCTACGAAGACGGTTCTTTCGAGATTAACGAATTTGTCGAAGAAACTGAAAAATCTGCTGATACGACAGCAGAAAAAATTGAAGAGTTCATTGAAAAGACTGAGAAAAGTGAAGAGACCAAAGAGACTCCCTCGGAAACTGGTTCGAGCGATTCTTCTTCTTCTTCGCCATTTTTAGCCTTCGCACGAGACAGAGCCAACGAGGGAGTCTTTCTCGAATTTGAAGATGAAGATTGGGAAACGCTAAAGGAGAGGAATGATGGAGATGAAGCTGCTGCTCTTAGGGAACTTTCAGAAATATCTGTTCAGGAGAGAATCCGAATAGGTATTGAGAGTTACAAAGAGTCTCTTTCTGAAGAAGAAAGAATGCTGTATGAAGCAAAGGAAAAAGGACTTCCGGTTGATGAGTACAGTATTGCAAAGAGGAACTTTGACAAATATTCAAAAATTGACAAAGAGAGTCTTGCAGAAAATGAAAAGCTTCAGGAAGAAGTAGTTTCTAAAGCTCTAGAACTGAGAGGGTTTACTCCTGAAGAGATTAAGGAAGAGATTGATGGTTACAAAGCTCTTGAGAATCTTGAGAGCAAAGCTGAGAAACTTCTTCCTACGCTTCCCAAAACTTTCAAAACTCAGATGACTGAGATTGAGAAAGGAGCAGAAGCAGCAGAACAAGCTCGACAGGATGCAATTCGTCAAAGGGTAGCAAGAATGAAAAGGACTATTGATAATACTCCTGAGATCATTCCCGGTATCCAACTCAACAAGAATACCAAGGAAAAGATTATGAAATCCATGACTATTCCTGTTGCGAAAGACGAACAAGGAAATCCGCTAAATCCTGTAATGGCTACCAGATCAAGGAATCCAGAAGGATTTGAAATGATGCTTCATTATTACCACACACTAGGTCTCTTCGATATCGACGATAGTGGTCAGATAAAACCAGATTTCAGTAAGATTTCTAAGGTTGAAAAAACCAAAGCTACTGATTCATTACGATCTGCTTTTGAGACCAAAGAAAAAATCGTTGCTGGTAAAGCAAAAGTTCCTGAAAAACAGGAAGACGAACTTGACGAGTTTGAAAGAGCTTTTAAGAGACTATAACTTTTATTTATTAACAAGCCCGAAAAATAGGCAACAATGAGAATTTCACCATTTCAACTTTATGAATCAGAGGACATCACGGGTCTAGTAACCAAGTCGCACTTGGGTTACAGGTTCGGGATTGAGCCTCAACAAGCGTCTAAAGTTGCCACCATGATTCATCAAGCGAATCTTGGTGCAACCGTTAATGCTTATTTGAATCAGTTCCCGACCCTGACTCTGGAAACAGATGATGATTTTACTTGGGACATCACTACCAATGGTAAGAAGAATATTCCTCTCGCCAAAGCTGAAGTAGTTCTTGGAACTGCTCTCACAGCAGCCGACAGAGCTGGTCTGAACTTTGCAGAGTTCTACCTCTTCTTCCATGAAGCCTACTTTACCGACGTGAATCAAATCGTTGGAGAGCGTAACGAAATCTATCCCATTCTGGTCCTCGAAGACCCTGTGAATGTAGGTGGACTCTGGCGTTACAGATGTCGTCTGAACACAGGAGATGCGTCTCTGTTTGTTCCTTTCGACGAACTACAAACCGGAAAGCGTTTCAGCAAGGACTTCTCACCTGTTGAGAAAGAACTGTCAGTTAAGGGTGGTGGAGTTCACTATACCTTCCCTTACAAGATGATGAACGCAATGACCATGATCCGGATGCAGGATACCATTCCCGGTAACATGATCGAACGTCCCGTGAAGTTTTCTTGGATTGATCCAATGACCAAGAAAATGATGACTACGTGGATGGACTATCGTTCATACGAGTTGGAGATGCAGTATCAGGATGAGATCAACCATCTGCTTGTATACGCTACTTCCAACAAGAGTGAAGATGGAACATACAAGCAGCGTGGAAAATCCGGACGTATCCTTCAGATGGGTGCTGGTATTAAGCAGCAAATGGAAGCTGCCAACTACAATACCTACAACTCCTTTGATATCAAGAAGTTCACTGAGATGCTTCTCGACCTGACCGTTGGTAAGGTTGTGATGGGTCAGCGTGAGGTGACTGTTCTCACAGGTGAGTGGGGAATGTATCAGTTCCATGAGGCTCTGGAAGACTACACCACTCTGTATGTTCCTGCAAGGGACAACTACAGGATTTACTCCAAGAGTGGAAATGTCATGGGATTCCGTGGTCAGTTCCTTGAGTATATTGGTCCCAACGGTATCAAGGTGAACATCGTCCATGATGCTCTGAAGGATGACTTCGCAAGGAATAAGATTTACTATCCCGGTGGACAGGGACTCGCTGAGAGTCGTGTCTACGACATCCTGAACATGGGTACTTCCGATGGAAAGCCGAACGTACAGAAGGTAGCTCTCGCCAAGTTTGGAGACATTCGTGGCTACGAACCCGGACTGCGTGATCCTTTCACCATTGGTAAAACCAACAGAATCATGAGTAATCCCAAAGATGCTTGGACCGAGCATAGGGCTTACACTGGTGGATCAATTGTTTACGATCCTACTAGGACCGCTACCTACAAGCCTATCATCCTTTAAGGGTGATAGTGCTTGAATTATTTCGTTCATTGACATTTTAAAGAAGAAGAAAAATGGCTAAAAAACAGGCGACTGCTACGGCAGAAAAAGAAGTTAAGGTATTTAGGCTTCCCGATACCAAAGTCCATCTGAAGCCAATTCTCAGAAATGGGCGTTGGCTTCCAGAGGGACACTCTGGATCGTTCATGTATGATCACACCAGTATTACTATTCAGTTACCGTTGGATAAGGATACCGGAAGGCTTAAAAATCCTTTAACTGATGAAGAAAAAGCGTTCTTTGAATCACATCCTGATCTTGATATGGAACCGGGAGACCTGAGTCCACACAAGAAAAAAGATAATTTCTGGCACAACTTCAGGGTGATTATCAGGAAAAGTGACAACATCGTAACTGATGAAACAATTCTGATGACCCTTGATCTGAGTGATCCGATACAGTATTTGCAGTATAAAGTTCTAATGATGAACTCAACTCCCGAAGGAGGTATTATAGCTCCTTCATGGGAAGAAAAATTCAACAGTGGAACCTACCGAATTGCTTTACAGCATGAGGGACAGCAACATACTGAGAAGATCAAAAAAGCTGATCTGAGTAAAAAAGCTTACCGTTATTTAAGTAAGGTTGACTCTTCCAGTGAAGCTATGTTTGACTTCCTTACGATCTATTATCTTGAGAACGCTAAAAGTAAGCGTCCTTCAGAGAATTCCGATAAGGACTTTTATTACTCAGAGATTCAAGATTTGATTGATTCTGATCTTGAAGGAGTTGTGGAGATCATTGAAGACGAGGATAACTATGAGTACAAACTCTTAGTTCATCGTGGGTTGAAAATAGGCGCACTCAAAATGGTGGCTGGTGGAAACATCGAGACTTTAGACGGTGTTCCTGTTGGAAAGAGCCTTTATCAGGCAATTCAGTGGTTGAAGGATGAGAGAAATCAGGATGAATATTTAAGATTGAAAAACCAGATAGACCTTGCTAAATAATTAGCAATGACAGCAGAACAAATGAAATATGAGTTTGACGTTGGTTATGACCGTATAACCAACTTCGATGCTCCGGGATATGTACCGAAAGAGATTTCTACATTTCTCACACGGGCGCAGGAGGACATTGTTTATGAACTCCTAGATTCTAGCTCGAATGAAGAGATGAATAAGAAAGCTATTTCCAAGTTACGACAGGTTATCCCACTTACTTCATTTTCTGCTGGAAACTATCCAAACGGTTATATCGCTCCGCTTAGAGTTCAACTCACAGATCAAGTTACGTTTGTCGCAGACGGTATAACTCATTCCGGAAACGGTTTTGTTACTGCTGGATTTCGTTTAGGAGATGTAATATCTGTTACGGGAGCTAGTACTAATAATAATAAGCTGTACAGTGTTATAGGAGTTACCGCCAATAAGTTGACGGTATCTCCTCAAACACTTCCGGGAAATTTAGGTACAGAAGCAGGTGTAACAATTGTTGCTGATCCTATTCTAAAGCTTCGTAACGAAAGGGCAGATATCGAGTTTCAAAGCGGTAATTTTTATTACAATCGGATTCCCGTTTCTCCTCCTACTGTCCCTGTGACCTACAACAACGCCAAACTAGACCTTGAGGTCGATCCGATTGACGATGATTTTTATAATGGAAACTATAGGAATCCATATAAGAAACCATCTATTAGAAAAATTTGGAGAATTGACGGTGCAGACGATTCTGAAAAACAACATGAATACATAACTGATGGAACATTTACCATCACAACTGTACATTTGCACATTGATCGTAGACCAAGACCTATAATTGTACCTGAGACAGCTTCGATACCGTATGCTCTCAGTGATGATACAATAGATGGGATTTATTTCTTAGACTTTCCAGCAGGACTTGATTGTTTACTTGATTCAACCGTACATCGTGATATTGTAGATAAGGCTGTTAAACTAGCCTATGCTGCACTTCAGGATCAAACAGGATTTCAGATTAGTTCCGTGCAGGAACAGCAAAATAATAGTTTAACTTAATCCCATAAAAAAATGGACACAATTAGAAACGTAACTCAACTGTTGATCGGTGCTGATGTCGCCTTAACTGCTTTAACTGACTTGGACCCCATTACAAGTCCTGCTCAGTTGGCTGATGGTGAAATTGTGATCACTGATCAATTCAACCGTTACCTTGACGGTTCGAGTGCTGCTACGAACGGACTGATCAAGTTTGCACAACGCAGTGGTAACGAACTTGTCTGGTCGGATGTGATTAACATCGGAACCTTGAAGCAATATGCAATCACTCCTGCTGCTGCTGAGACTCAGCAAGTCGATTATGTAGGATACAATGGTGTAAGTGGCGCACTCGATGAGATCGCCAGTAACATTTACACCGTCAGGTTGTATTATCAGGAGTCCTTGATTGCAGGATTTATGCAACAAAAGATCAAGGAAGGTTTCTATAAGTCGAATGCAACTGCTGCTTCCTATACCCAAAGGGCTGTAGCCAAAGGACTTCAGGAAAGTCTGATCAAGAACTTCTCTCGTGAAGCTGAGAAAGATATCGCTTTCGAGCGTATCAATAGCGGTGCTGCTGATACAGCTCTCGGTAATCTTACTCTGACTCAGGGTTCCAAGTATTTCGTCTCAGCTATTGACGATACTGCGAATATCTCTGCCGGAGATGTGGTTCGTCTTGGTGGAACAGGCGCAGGTACTGCTCCATGTTATGTCGTAGTAGGACATGACGGTGGTGCTGGTGCTGCAAGGGTTTACGAACTTGACGTTCCGTGGCAAGGAGCTACCGTAGCTGCACTAGCTGCTGCTGAAACTGTTACTGAAGCAGATTGGGGTCTCCAACTCCAAGGTGTTGACAGGCTTTTCAGTCTTGGTAAATTTGCCTCCCGTGTTGCTCATTGGAAAACCACCATCGACTTCGGTGACGCTGCTGTAGCCACTGTGACCAGCACTGGTGCTTATGAAGGAGTTGGAACAGGACAGCAAATTTCCACACTTGAGAAAGAACTTCAGGCTGACAACTATGTCTACCGTGGTTTCTCAAGGGGAGCCGATGCTCCGAGAGAGGATGCAGTTCAAACCAATACTGCCGATTACGATGTTCAGGTACTTGAGTACGAGCATGTTCTCGAAGCAGCTCAGGGAACTCCTACCAAGTCTCCCAAGACCCTGCAAATTGCATGGAAAACTGCTGGTAACGCTGTAGCTGCTGACGTAGTTGCTGTTCAGGAGCTTCTATTCACCGCAGGAGGATTCGCTTATGTATCTCAGGCTGCAAACCTAACATAAGAGACCTACCCTTTGACAAAACAAAAAGGGAGCATGGAAGCCCGTGTTCCCTTTTTTTTCAAATCCTATTGTTTCATACTTTAAAATGGCAACAAATGTTGGATGCGGACAGTAAATTTAAACAGTTAGAAGAACTGACCAATCTACTTCCTTCTATTCCAAAAATTGAAGATTATAAAAGAAAGATTGAAGATTGTGAAGGAATGGTAGAATATCCTATTAAGGATGGAACCTGTTTTTCTTATTCATTGTTTTCATCTCCTTTTATATCTGTTGCAAGAACTTTCGTATCCGCAGGAGGTGTACTTCCTGAACACAAGCATGACGAAAAAGAAATAGCCATTGTTTATTCAGGATCAGTTATGGTACGCTCCTCAGATGATCGAAATGGAAAGATTTTGAAAGAAGGAGACCTAATGGTATATGATCCCGGAGTGGTACATTATTTGAGAGCTTTAGAGGATACGTGGTTCATAGCTATGACTATTCCACACTCTAAAGACTACCCCGAATAATGACACCTATCATAGATCAACCTCCGAAGAATGGTTGGAACGAATGGGCAAAATATATACTTGAGACTTTAAAAGAACTCAAGGAAAAAGGCGACGGGAGAGACGAAAAAATTAACAAGCTTCTTGTTGACATCAATATTTTAAAAACTAAAATGACAATGAGAGCAGCGTTAAGTGGAGCGTTAGCTTCCGCTATTCCCGTAGCTATAGGATTGATAATTTGGCTTATAACCCGAAACCCTTCACAATGAGCTTACCACACACATTAGGACAAGCATCCTTAAAACAATATAACACTTTGCACCCTGATTTACAGACCATTGTAGATTGGGGTTTACAGCTTTGTGTAGTAGATTTCTCTATTCACGAAGGACACAGGATTCCTGCAAAGCAGTTTGAATACTTCAAGAAAGGAAGAGAACTGATAGATGGAGAATGGGTCTTGACCAAACCGAAGAATAAGATTACCAATATTGATGGAATCAAAGTCAAAGGAAAACATAACTACAATCCTTCTCTGGCATTCGATTTCACAGCTTATGTACCGGATAAACCTGAACTGAAGTGGGATACCGTACATCTCACTTATATTGGAGCAAGCTTGATTATGATAGCCGAATTCCTCTACAATAGGGGTGACATCTCTCATAAACTCCGTTGGGGAGGAAATTGGGACAAAGATGGAGACCTTGCAGATAACACTTTATACGATAGACCACACGTAGAATTATATACGCCATGACAACCATACGTCCGAATGTAGTTAAAAACTCAGCAATGAGGTTCAGTTTTACAATCATTTCGATTGGAATATTTATCGTATTATTGGGTATTGTAGCTCACATTGTTTATAAAACAATGGGAGGCGCACCAATAGAATGGACAGAAATGGGTGTATTTATAGGTGGTCTTGCTGCTTTGCTTACCGGTTCCGGATGGAATAAGACAAGGCAGAAAGCAATCGAAATAAATGAGACGAAGTAATATTATAGGGTTTGTATTTTTCCTCATCATAGGGATATTTTTAGGAGGATGGCTAACATATAAATATAAGCCTCTACCTGAGGGAAAAGTGATTGTCAATCAAACTGCTGTAGACTCTCTTAATGCTTTTATTGCTTTTGCTGATTCCATCGAAAATTTACCGATGGAACCCGTGGTTACAAAAACAGACACGGTATATATAACCGAAGTCAAGTATGTTTCAACCACTCCTGAACCTGAACCCATAGATTCTACTACTACTCGCTATCGTGATTCACTTGTTGTAAAAGATGAGATCAATGCGTGGGTGGATATTATGGTAAAAGGTCATGTAGATGATCTAAAAATTGATTGGAACTATCGCCCGATAGTAAAGTCAATAGAAACTATTACAGAAATCCCTGTATATAAGCCAATTATAAATACAATAAAAGTTCCTAAGTATGTTACCGGACATTACGTATCGGCAATAGCAGGTGGCAACAATAAATTCTTTACCTTTGGAGTAGACTATGATTTGGTTAAATATAACCGAGTTTACGGTTTTCAGTATAGACGACAAGGAGATATGAACGTTTACGCTGTAAAGGTAGGTATCAATCTTACTACGTTATTTAAGAAAACACGTTAAAACTAAAATAAGATGGACCTTAATTTAAGTTTATCATACCAAGAGCAGAATGATAATAAGGCTATCATACTGACTGATACTACTTCAAACTATAATGCTACAGGCGATTCTATTGTCGCTGGTGGAACTCCTGTAAACGGAGTGATGTATCAGATTGTCAGTCGAGCAACTTATGACTTTACACTTATAGACGCTAGTAATAACAATCCCGGAACAAGATTTATATGTGCTGGTATTCCTTCTCCAATTGGTGCAGGAGATGAATTGATTGAGGTTACAGGTACACCGGCAGAAATTACAGAAGCGACTCTTAATGTGAAGATTACAGGAGTAGATCAGGTTGAGGTGAATAAAGGAACTATTGATTTATTTGCAGAATTTGGACCATTTACCACTCAAGATGATTTGGTTTATACTATTACTTCAGCTCTATTAGGAGATACTCCTAATACACTGTTAGTTGATGGTTTGTATGAGCTTGATTATATCATAACACATCAATTCAATCTTGCACCTGTTGTTACTCTGTTAAACGTTACAATCCTTGTATACGGTCAGGTAAAAGTAGCAACCTATGAGAAACTGAGGCAGATTCCGGTACATTATATGTGTGTTGATGGATGTCCAACTGCTGAAATTTCAGAAGCAGACCTTTGTGGAGCATACTTAACAGGAATCGAGAACTCAGCGTATATTGCTAAGACTGAGGAATTGATAAATATGTTGATTGTACTTGACAACATTATAAAGAATGGGAGCAATATTACTTGGTAGTGCTGACGGTACTCCTCCTAATCCGGGAGTTGGTAATAGTATACCAATACCCCAAACTTTACCAAAAGACCCACTGGTTTTAGTGGATGCTCTTGGAATAGGACCTCCTACGTGGGAGTGTGTATGCGACTTGAGTAATTATGTGACATTCGATGATTTAGCAGCATTAGAAGGAGAGCCTATGTATGTACATATAGTATCTTCAGCATCACCGGAAGGTGATATACATCTTACTAGTTCTGACTGGAATGTTGACAGAGCTATTATCAAGATGATAAGAGTAGAGACAACCTCTAACAATTGGGACTTGTACATACTTCAGAATGGAAACGGGTTTGTAGTAAACGACGCTCAGATTCCTGCTTTAAGGTTGATGACAAGAGGTAAAGGAAACGAAGATATAATAATTGATCTAGCATATGAGGATGAAGATGCCAGTAAAACCGTACATCTCTATTACAGAGATAACACAGGTAGCAGTCTAGCTAAATTCTACATAGCAGGATTTAAAGTGAAATAACAAATAAAATCTAGAAATTATGGCAAAATGGCAAATTGATGCAATGCTCGATGCAGCATTAGCTTACATTTCAAGTAACGCAACCGAACTGTATGTATGCAGTGGACAACCTGCGGACTATGCAGGTATTGCAGCAGTAGCTCTTACAGGTGCAGCTACACCAAGCTTTACTGGTCCTGCTGACGGTGATACAAGTGGAAGAAAACTAACCGTGGACGAGGAAGCTGATATTCCTGTTACTGCAACAGGTACAGCGACTCACGTAGTCCTCGCTTCTGGAACAACCCTTCTGTACGTTACCACAACTACATCGCAAGGTCTGACTTCAGGAAACACTGTTACTGTTCCTGCATGGGACATTGAAGTAGCTGACGCTGCGTAAGACCATGAACATAGTCGATCATGGTAAGTGAACTTTAAGTTGGCTGGTATAACTCTGCCATTAACTTTACCGTGAGAGATTTATATAAACCTTAAATACGTAAAGTTATGGCAATGTTAATACCAACGACTGCGAGTATATCAGATGATCTTGAAAAGCAATTTGATCTAGTAAATAAAGCTATAATTGCATGTAGGAGATTGGCTGTAGATTGGAAAGCTAACTGTGCAGCAGGTGATGTTTCAATATATGAACTTCTTTTTGGACTATATGTTCCGTTCACTCAAGAGTCTCCTTTTGGAATTTGGAATACTGTAAAGCTCTTGAACTCCCCTGCTTTAAGGAATTTCTATGCAGACAAGTTAGGAAAAAGAATTCAAGTTATAGACGTAAGAGGTTCTGTCGATGATCTGAACTGTGAAGGTCATAATTTTGATGTGGATGACAAAGTACGTTTCAAAGGTCCCGGAAGTCCTCCAGATGAGTATGACAAATTGACTGACTACTATGTTGTTAATGTCAATGGGGATTTTATACAGTTATCCACAACAGAAGGAGGAACTGCAATCGACCACGGTATAGGAGGTTGGGAAGGAACCATTTATCTTCAAATGGAATGGAGTGATGAGCAGAGTGCTTTGAAAGATGCTATTGAAGCTGTAATAGATCAGATCATCCTTGATGTTCCTGTAGGAGATGCAGGTGACATTGAGGGTTTGAGATTTAATAAGTTTCTTGCACAATCCTCAACAGGTATCCGCGAATTCAGTATGAGTTCTACCGATACAGCAGATATCCAAACTAAGCTTCAGGATGTTATTGATCTGATTGAAGCACCAATCTAGTAGATCATGGCAGTACCAGTAGTAGCCAGTTTTACAAGTAACGGAGCAGGTGGTACAGGGGCAACCAGTGTGACCCTGACCAAACCTACTGGTGTGCAAAATGGTGATCTGCTGGTATTATTAGTTGGTAACGAAGAATCCCTAAACTCTCCATTTCCTGCATTAACCGGATGGAATCAAGCTTACGCCTTTGGTAGTACAACTTCTGATGTGCAATTCACAATGTATTGGAGAATTGCTGATGGAACTGAAGGTGCTACTCAAAATGTTCCGTGGGGTGCAGGTGCTTTAAGTGATGCAGGAGGTGGATGGTATTTGAGAATCACAGGTGCTACTACAGTTAATCCTATATATCTTGTAGGTACTAATAATGATATAGGACCTGCTACTTCAAACGTAGTACCTTCAATTACTATAACTGCGATTAACACCTTAGTAATATCGCATTTATCATTTGACGGTGCTGATGCTACTCCTTTCTCGTCTGCTGGAACAGGGTGGCCCACTACTATACCTGCTGGTCAAGAACTTACAGACGGTCCTGCAAATACAGGTTGGAGTGGAGTATGGTTGACTAAGAATCAACCAACTACAGGAGCTTCTCAGAACCATACTATAGGATTTAGTTCTAGTGATGGTTCATCAGGTGTTCAAGTTGCTATTCAAGGGACTGTAACCTTTACAGTTACTGCTAATGACTCGTCTCACAGTCATAGTGTAGATGGTAATCTTGTTCTTGTAGAACATAAGACAGTTGCTATAGATGATTCAAGCCACGGTCACACTGTAGACAACGTAGTTCTTACTCAGAAGCACGTTTTAGTTGTTGATGATACGGTACACGATCATACCGTAGACAACATAGATTTAATAGAGGATGATCAACTCTTAGTCAGTGATACTTTTCACGATCACACTGTAGATAATATTGATCTTGAGCAAGCACATACGTTAGCCATAGACGATAGCTTGCATGGTCATACAGTAGATAACATTGATCTTATTGAAAATTTTCAGCTTACAGTTGATGATTCTCTACATAGCCATAGTGTAGAGAGTCCTACATTATCTGAAAATTCGACACTAATCGTAGATGATTCTCTACATGCTCATACTGCTGAGAGTCCTACTCCTTCAGAAACTCAAGTACTGGTAGTAGATGACAGTCTACACGGACATACTGCTGAAAGTCCTACTCTCACGCAGGACCACACTTTGACAGTCAATGACACAGTTCATGATCACACAGTTGAGAGCATAGTTTTATTTCAGGAGCATCTTCTTTCTGTAGATGATACTGTTCACAATCATAATGTGGACAATATTCTGCTTGCTACAGACTACTTCTTATCACCAAATAGTACAGTTCACGCTCATTCAGCAGAGGAAATAGACCTTGAAGAGGCTCAAAGTGTTGTAGTTGACGACTCAAATCACGGTCACACTGCTGATAATATCGACCTAATTGAGCATTTTACTCTTAGTGTAGACGACTCAAGTCACTCACATACTGTTGAAAACGTTGATCTGATCCAAGCTCATTCATTATCAGTGAGCGATTCCGTCCACGATCACAGTGTTGATAACGTTGATCTTGAGGAGAAAGCTACATTAACAGTCTCAGATTCATTTCACGATCACCTAGTTGATAATATTACTCTTTCTGAAGATGTTCAACTAGCTACTGACAGTAGTCTTCATGCTCATTTGGTCGATAATATTGATCTGGTAGAGAATCTAACCTTAATTGTCAATGATAGTTCTCACGGTCACACAGTTGATAGTCCTGTATTAGCTGAAACTGAGATACTTACTGTCAATAATACCTTCCATTATCACTCAGTAGACACTGTAGTATTCGATATTTCTGCTATTAAGATTGTGAATCTGGTAGAAAGGTTTGAAACAGGTGACTCAGTAAGCGTTACAATCTACGATTTATCAGATAACTCTATAGTTGTCAATAGTGTAGCTATGGGAGAAATAGCAAGTACTGGTCATTTCAAGTATAAATATGAGATGCTCACTGCTGCTGATGTGGATTTCATGTACATTATGGATAATGGAAGCTACATTCAATCAGGAAAGATCACCTTTACTAATGGTAATCTGATTGGTGTACAGACTCCGCTACCACTTAGCGAGAAGGAAATTGAAGATATTGTAACTACAATCGTAGATGCAGCAGTAGTTGACATTAAAGGTGCAGAAGATAGAGACCTTACAGAGGTCTATAACAATACTCCAAGTATTGATCCGTCAAGTGTATGGACTTATGCCACAAGAACTTTAACTGCTTCACTTGATCCTACAGCAGCAGAGATCAGGCAGGAAATGGATAACAACAGTACCGAACTTGCAGCAATTAAAGCTAAAACTGACAATCTTCCTGCTGATCCAGCAGGTGTTTCAGACATACCTACGGAGGATGAAATCGCAGATCAGGTATGGGACGAGGATATTGCTGATCACTTGAATGCAGGTTCTACCGGAGAAGCACTTGATGATGCATCATCTTCAGGGACTTCACCAGCCGATATTTGGAGTTACAGTACCAGAGAGCTTACCGCAGGAACCAAAGACGCTGAGATTGATGCAATTAAAGCTAAAACGGATAACTTACCTAGTGATCCTGCCGATGTCTCTGATATACCTACTGTTATACAGATTGCTGATCAGGTATGGGATGAATTGTTAGCAGGTCATACAGTAGTAGGATCAACTGGTAAAGCATTGGACGATGCAGCTTCTGGTACAGGAACTACACCAGCAGACGTGTGGGCTTATGCAACTAGAACGTTGACAGCAGGTACAAGAGATGCTGAAATTGATGCTATTAAAGCACAGACCGACTTAATACCAGCAAATCCTGCTGATGTAAGTGATGTACCAACCGCAGCACAAAATGCAGATGCAGTTTGGGATGAACCTTCTGCTGATCATGAACTTGATCTTACAATGGGAGATAGAATACGAAGAATATTATACGGTAGTAGATAATGGCTTACGATGTTACAAATAATACATCAACTATCGAGCTTGGTCCGGGTAGTAGCATACCTGTTCCGAGTAACCTGACTCCTATTGCCCTACCTCCCATAACTCCTACTCCTGAACTTATCTCAGTTGATGCTGCTGCTCCTGTAGGTACAATTGTGGAGCTTCCGAATACTTTACCTAGTCCGGAACTTATAGCACCAGATAACGTTTCTCCTGTAGGAACAGTAGTTGAACTTCCACCTGATGTTCCACCGGACGGTATTGTATATCTTGAAACAATACCTATACCGGATGAAATCAATATTGTTGAGAGTCCGCTTAGATTAGAACAGCTTCAAGATGTAAATATAGCTCCTAGAAACGATCAGGATTTTCTTCAATATGATGCTGCATCAAATACTTATATACACGTACCTGCACCTACCTCAGGTGGAGACATTTTTACCGCAGATATCAATGTTGTTTTAAGCGGAGGTAAGTCGTTTGGTAAATATACAAACGGACAAACTATACCTGCGACAGGTAAAACAGCAGTAGAAGTTATCTTAGATGCTGCGATAGAGTACATAGCTGCTACTTGGTCTTTCTTCTCTGTCGGAGTTCAGCCTACTACAATTGAAGTAGGAACAACAATCGCAGGAGGTAGAACTTGGACATGGGGAATAAACCTTAATTCAGGAGATGTTCCTACTATTTCTATAGAAGATGTAACCAGTGCAAGTGCTATTGTTGTAGATACTCCTAACGATGGAAGTCATATTGATGTAGCGAATACTATACAACTCAATAGTGATGGAGCTACTCAACAGTGGAGAGGTGTTGCAACAGATATTACACCTATTCCAAATGTAGTTTTTAATAGTAGTCCTTATACCGTGACAGCAAGATTTTATAGGTTCTACGGAGCTTCCGCAACTAGTCCGACAAATAGTGCTACGGTAAGAGCATTGCCTCAATCTGCATTTCAGACAGGAGGTAACACTTTTAATTTGAATACGGGTTCAACATTGACTAAATTTGTAGTAGCTCTACCACCGGGAAGAACTATTACATCAGTTATTGACCTTGATGCACTAAATGCAGATATAACAAGCGAATATATAGCACAACCTAGTATTAACGTTTTAGACGCAGGAGGTACAAATAGAGCATACAATATTTATGAAATGAATGTCGGTGCGCCTTATTCATCGGACCACAGGCATCAAATACACACAGCGTAATGGCAAGCCTTGAATTACCATTTGGGGTGAAAGTGCTGAACCCTAAACCTGCCGATGCGAAGTACGACAACGAAGGTGTACCTTACGTTAATACTGCTGCTGCTATCGCTGCAATCCCTGCTGCTATCAGGCATAGAGGGTTGACTGTAAATATAAATGGTGAAGAGTACTGGTGGAAAACTGGTACAGCAGACGGGGATTTAATAGTCAAAACAGCAGGATTAGGAGATTTACATTATGTTCATACGCAGTCTATGGCTGCACAAGTATGGAATATAAATCATAACTTAGGCAAAAGACCGTCTATTCATATTGAGGACATGAGTGGAAATGAAATAATACCTCATATAATTCACGTAGATAATAACAATGCACAAGCTGTCTTTGGTAACGCAACTTACTCAGGGACAGCCTACTGCAACTAAAAACCAAAGCAAATGGCAATTCCCTTCGTACAGTCGATTGACATGAACGATTTTCAGTTACTGAATTTCGTTGTTCATAGTGCAGGGACTGCTCCTACTAACGCAAATACCTTAGGTGGTATGATGTGGTGGGATAGTACCAACTATGATTTGAAAGTCTACAATGACGACGATTCAGCTTGGAACTCGCTTACGCAGGGTCCAGCATCGTCGACCAATGGTTACATTCCTCAGTGGAGTGGAACAATTGGTAACAAACTCTCAACTGGTCTTCTTTTGACGACCAGTATCGGAACTCCCGGTGTTGATACATCAATTCCGACAGAAAAAGCAGTCCGTGATGCTATCGGTACTGCACTATCAGGTGGTGTTGAATACAAAGGTGGTTATAACGCTACTACAAACACTCCTAATCTTGAAACTCCTTCTGCTGGTACAGTCTTCCAAGGAGATATGTACACTGTTACAAATGCAGGTGATTTCTTCACTGAAGCTGTAGATGTCGGAGATGTTCTTATTGCTGAGACTGATGATCCATCAGCTCTTGGTGATTGGACCAGAGTTAATAGAAATATTGCTGAAAACTTCACCGAACTCAGCGATACTCCTGCTAACTACACTGGTTCAGATGGGTATATGGTAATGGTTAATTCCACTCCTGATGCTCTTGAGTTTGTTGATCCTTCAGGTTATAATCTGTCGAATTTCAACAATGACTTAATTACACCAGCAGCACTTACCAAAACTGATGATACGAACGTAACACTGAGTCTTGGTGGTACTCCTGCTACAGCACTGTTACAGGCAACTTCTATCAGTGTTGGATGGACAGGAACACTTGCTAATAGTAGAGGTGGTACAGGAATAGGTACTTATACATTAGGTGATATTCTGTGGGCTTCAGCAGCTAATACTCTTAGCAAGCTTCCTATTGGTGCAGCAAATCAACATCTCTCTGTAAACGGAGCAGGAGATGCACTTGTATGGGTGAATCCTCCAACAGGAGCAACTGCTCACAACTTGTTAAGTGTTACTCACGGTGATACAGTAGCAAGTGCTGTAAGTCGTGGTTCAATTATTATAGGTAACGCAACTCCTGCTTGGGAGGAACTTACAATTGGTGCTGCTGATACATTCTTGAAATCAGATGGAACTGATGCAGCTTGGGCATCAGTCGATTTTGATGATCTTGGAACTACTCCTACAACCCTTGCAGGTTATGGAATTTCTGATACCAAAGCAAACTTTGATACTGCTTTGAGTGATGGATCATTCGCATTTGACGGTGGTGCTTTCCACGACGGATTCAGTGACTATGTAGCTAATGAACACGTTGATCACTCTACTGTATCAATAGCAACTGCTGCAACTTCAGGTTTAAACGGAGGTGGAGATATTACCACAACTAGAAACCTTACTTTGGATGTTTCGAGATTGACTGCTGTAACTACATTGGTAGATGCTGATGAACTTGCAGTATATGTTACTGGAACTGGTCAAAGGAAGATCACTTGGGCTAATCTTAAGTCTGAGATTGGGTCTGAAATTGATCTTGCAGATTTGACTGCTGGTTCAGGTCTGTCAGGTGGACCTTACGATGGTTCTACTGCTATAACTTTTGATCTCGATATTAACAGTCTCACCACTGAGACTACTATCGCAGGTGGTGACTTCCTTCCGTTTTGGGATATTACTGCAACTGCTACTAATAAGAAGATCAGCTTTACGAACTTCATGACAGCAGTGGAATCTGCCCTTGATGACAAAGCTTTTGCTACTGTTGTCACAGGTGATGTTCCAAGTGGAATAGCTCCGACTGTTACTCACAATCTCAATAAGACTGAAGTTACCGATATTCAAGTCCAGATTTGGAGACAATCTGATGGCAAACTTGTTGGAGTTGAGGTAACTGGTGCAACCGCAGATACTGTAACATTAAACTTCGGTGCAGCAGCTATTAACCCTGCATTGGGAACCTATAGGTTTGTAGTAATCGGAGTACAAGAATAATAGGATATGGCGTATCCATTCGAGTCAAGTATTCGCTTGACCAACGCAGCGTGTCAAATAGTTTTCGCAAGCGGTAATTCTTACATTGAGGAGAACCCTTCCGGAGAGATTAACATTTTTGCTAGTTCGACAAACGTCATGACACTCAAATCGAGTGGCATGGCTTTGTCAACTGGTGCATTTGTTGATACTATTGAGACTACGCTCACCGACGATGATACGCATATTCCTACTTCTGGTGCTGTATTTGACGCTATAGGAGCAATAAGTTCTGTTTCCGTTGCTAATCAAGCGGACAATAGAGTTGTAACAGCTACAGGGACAACTGATGCATTAAATGCTGAAGCAGCTCTACTTTTCAACGGACAGACTCTATATGTAGGAGGAAATGGCTCAGGAACAGTAAATGCAGTTATTATTGATTCAGCGTCTCCTTCAATAGACATTCATAGTAATACATATACTAGATATGAAGTTAAGTCAGCTAATGATAGTATTGCAATAAACAATCTCGTATATTATGAAAAGTCAGGAGGCACTTTAGCTTCCCCCACTGCTGCACCTAGTAATGCATACATTGTACAAAGAGTATACGAAGTTTATGATGGAACAAGTGTTGTTCAAGGATTTCAAGAAAGATATGCGGTAGATGGGTCAATATCAACAGGTGATTATGACTTCAAGTTAGAGTGGTTTATAAGAGATGGTGCTAGTTCTCCAACCATCGAAATGAAATTCACCAAAGATGGTTTTGAATATCTTTCAGATCATTCTACTGCTCAAGCTAGTAATGATAGATGGATTCCGGATAAAGGGTATGTTGATGATGCAGTAGGTGGGATATCTAGTATATCGGTAGCTAATCAAGCTGACAATAGGATTATAACAGCTACAGCTACTAATGATGCCCTTAATGCTGAAACTTATCTAACTTGGGATGGAACTTCTCTTGATATTAACGGAAGTGGAGAAACATCTCCGTTAAGAACTTATAGAAATAATACTGCTGGAAATGTTGGTTGGGCAGGTTTCCTTAAAAATGATAACGATGAATGGGTACAGTATGGAACTGTACACGCTTCAGTAGATGACGGTACTGATGGTGCGGAATATGGTAAACTGATCTTTTATATCATGGATGATGGGTCTAATTGGTCCCATACTGTTCTTGATCAGTATGCCTTATCAGTATCAAACTATATAGGACTTTACACAGCACAAAGACTGATTTTCAATTATGATGGTGCAGGAGGAGGAAACACCTATATAAGACACAATATCTCCGGAGGGGATATGGTCTTCTATGATGCAAACAATACCGGAGGAGTTACACTGTCTGACCTAGTTAGTGGTAGTGGAGACGTTTCATGGGGAACAGCAAATAATAATTATATTGTTTTTGGTTCTGCAAGCGGTGAAATTCAATCTGATAGTGCATTTTGGTTAGACGTTTCTTCTCATGTACTTCATATCGACGGTGGAGCATCAGATGGTGGAGAAATTCAGTTAGAATA